AAATTCGTTGACAAGAATTATCTCCAGCACTTACCATAATCTTTGAAACTGCCGGTGTTGATGCACCAAGCCCGGTGTACAACACCGATCCGGATCCAAATGTTATATACGAGTTTGTACCAACATATACTGTATTATATGTTCCGCCAAGGAAATTTACAGTAAATGGAATAGGAACCGTCCAGTATCCGTCGTCTGCAGTTCCAGTAAATGCTAATGCTCCAGGCACACTAGGTGTTGATGCAGTTAACGATCCTGCACCTAAAATAGCATTTGTTATATTTGTAAATGTTCCAGCTGTTGGATTAAATGTTGTTATTTGAGTACTAACATGCGGTTGAGTACTAATCACAGCTACTGCTGCATTCGTATATGCAACTGCACTATACCCAGTTTCTGAAGCAGTTGTTCCGGATGAGTTTCCGGTAATAATGTATTGAACATCTGTTCCGTCTGGAACATTAGTTGTAGTAAGAGTAAACGTTACAATTCCACCGTTACTTACAGTTGCTACGTTTGACGAAAGTGCAAATGTAGCAGCTGGATTAGCAGTTTGTGTCATTTTACGTCTTGGATATACTTGACCAGTCGCAGGTCGATACCAATTTACTACTTCCGGAAACGGAGTGCTATAATATCCGCCTACTTCTGCAGACGGCATACGGGTGCCTTGCAAAAATAACATTGGTTTAACGCTTGTTGCATTAAATGTAAATCCTGCATCTTTACCGTCATTTGCGCCACCGTTTGTGCTAAAGATAGTAGCTTGTGATACATTATTAATGTAAGCTCTTGCATCAGCTTGTGTCATTCTTGGATATTTTTCCGCAATACATGCTAGTACTCCGGCAGTTTGTGGACCGCTCATGCTAGTACCTGGACATTTTTTAAAATTGTTGTTAACTGTGTCGGTTAGACCTAACGCAGCTACGCGCGGATCTGTAGCAATAGTAGAATCATATAACGTTGCTGTAGAGTTCCAAACACTTTGAATCCCTGAACCCGGAGCATAACAATCAATGCGCGGTCCGTAATTGCTGTACTCGGCTTTGTAATCAACTGTTTCTATCCCAGTTGCTGTATACAGACTTTGCCCTGCAGTTTCGTTATGTTGCCCAACTGCACCAGAACAGATTGCTCGTGAATTCTCAGTAAGCCCCCAAGACGAACCAGGACTTGCTCCTCGATGAATATAATAAGTTGTTCCGCTAGATACTATTGTATTATTATAATCTATTCCAGATGGAACATCTTCATAAAAATAACTGTTACCTGCGCTTGCAACTATAATAACTCCTTCATTCATTGCATCAATCATGTCTGCATCGGTTGCAGCATTTACCGACGGCGGTGCTACACTAACTCGTAGTCTAGCAATATTTTGAATAACATTTGCATCCCATACATATGCACCGGCTGTACCGCTTGTTGGAGTGTATGTTACTCCACGAATTGTCATCTGCGAAACATTAGCAGCTGAAAGTGCAGTTCTTGACCATCCCCAACTATTATTCATTACTGTTGGATTTTTAACGCCAGTTAGTGGATTAACTGGCTTGTATCGATGAAACATTCTTACATATTGAATTCCGTTTGTATCTGCAAACTTAATATTGTAAATATTTGCATCACGCGCCCACCCTTGTGTATTACCTGCAACAGTGCCCGACGTGTGGCCGCCATGTTCTTGTTTTCGATTAGCAATATACTGATAATTTCCAGCTGCACCTCCCGATACTTCAGGAGTGTGTTGAAACCAATTATATTCAACCATTCGTGCATAGCCAGTGCCGTCAGTGTTTTGTCGATATTCAAGTACTGACGGATATGGTGTTCCGTCGTCCATTATTACCACATCAACATTTTTACCTGACGAGTCTGAAATAATTTCTGCAGCCTGTTGAGCAGTACCGTTAATTCCCCAGTCTATTATGTCTGTTTTTCTAAGGCATCGTAATAATCCCCAATTAATATCGGTTGCATCACTAGCAACAGTCTTATCAAACTTACTAGAATACTGACTAAACCCACATGTGCCTTTTACTAATCCTAAATCTTCAGGATTCAATTCAACAGCTAATACCCGCGGATCATTCATTATTTCTGCAGCTTCGTCGTATGTTAACATATAATTAGTATTACGACTTATTGGTAATCTATCAATACAGTCAACTGCTCGTTTAGGAATGTACAGATTGCCGCTCGGCGTTTCCATATCTTCATAAAACCCGTCAGCATCATCAAACTTGTGCAAAGTAACAACATACATCCTAAGTGACTGATCAATTGGGTTACCTAAATGCGGGATCGGAGCTTCCATGTTATGCCTCCAATTTAATTAACGTTAATGTAACGGTAATTATAGCTGCACTACTTCCGTTATTATAAATCTTAATAGGTATGTTAGTAGTTGGTGTAGATTCGCTGCTATACCCAACTACTGCTGGTGAAAAATATTGTGTAACACTAGAGGTTGTAATTACTTCTGCAATAACACCCGACCCAGGAACTGGATCAGTTGTTTTAATTCTAGATGCATCAGCTGATTGTGCTGAAACACTAGAATAAATAGTTACCCATGCTGCTGCAGATGTTTGTACACTTAATATTGCATATCCTTTAAATCCAGTAATAGTATACGTTCCGCTGTTAGCTGCTGTTAAACTTGCACTTGTTGCCGATGCAACAGTTCTTGATGTTAATCCACTACCGCCACCAGTTGACGAAATAACACCAGTTACTTGATCAATTGTGATAGTATTACCATCAACTTTTACACCGCCTAATTGTGTATTGCTTGCAATAGCTAATCCAATTGTACCAGATGAATTAGTAATACCACTTGTCGCTACTGCAGGAATAATAACTCCACCTAATGTAGTTGTATTAGCAGCTGATAACCCTGCACTAGGAAGAGCTGATAAAGTACCGTCCATCATTAAAAATCCTGAACCAATCTTAATCCCGCCTAACTGAGAAGATGATGCAGTTGCTAATCCGATTGTTCCGCTATTATTAGTAATGCCACTTGTTGCCACTGCAGGAACAATTACACCGCCTAATGCACTAGCAGTAGTAGCAGTTAACGTGTACGCATTTGGAATTGTTGGTTTATTTAAAACAACCCCTAATCCACTTACTGCGTCCCAATCACTTTGTACCTGTGCTGCAGGTATAGTTGGTTTATTTAAAACAACACCTAATCCACTTACTGCGTTCCAATCACTTTGTACCTGTGCTGCAGGTATAGTTGGTTTATTTAAAACAACACCTAATCCACTTACTGCGTTCCAATCACTGTGTACCTGTGCTGCAGGTATAGTTGGTTTATTTAAAACAACACCTAATCCACTTACTGCGTTCCAATCACTTTGTACTTGTGCAACATAGTTGGCATTAATTACTCCACTACCATTAATCGTAATAGTAGAATTGTCAACTTTAACACCACCTAATTGTGTGTTGCTTGCAGTAGCTAAACCAATTATGCCGGCGGTGTTTGTTATACCGCTAACGTCTACTGCTGGAATTCTAACACCGCCTAGATTACCAGTATTTGCAGCTACTAGTGTATAAGGTACTATTTCTGCATTAATTGTACACACTCCTGCTGTTTTAGTTAGCGTAATATGTGAACCTGGTTGAAATTTGTCAATCACTCCATTTAGACCATTATATACTTCTGAAAAATTATTATTAATTTTTATTGCACCACTTCGTAATGTGTCACCGGATTTGTCGTTGCTAGTTGACCCAACGTTTATTGTTTGCTTAGCCATTTATTATCCTTAATTAAAATCTTATATTATTGTTGTCAAACGTGTTATTATCGCTGTCAAATGTTTCTTGATAATATCCGTACTCTACTCCCAATGACGATTGTATAAAGTCCATTGCAGTCTGTGTAGCTACCCATGTAGAACCTGTTCGTTTAATAACAGTTATTATTGTTTTTTCTGCTAAATTAAATGTATGTGTTAATCTAACTGATTTATAAATTCCGTTAACTGAAAAATCCGCAGGTAACGTTTCTTCAATTCCTAACCGTTCATTATATACTGTATAAGGCGCTTTTTGTAAACGAATGTTACCAACAAAAAACTCCCAGTATGCGTAATCTTCCGTAAATGTTAAGCTAGAATGCGCTTCTTTACATTTATACGTATAACTACCATACGTAACTATATCATTAACATTGTAACCTGTTCCTGTTGTCCATGATGAACTGTCATCATACCCTCCAACAAACACTTCAATGTCATTACATTGCCCAAACCCTTTACTAACAATATCTGCAGATTCTACTCCTTTCCATCGTGTTGTAGATTTTTTAGGTATAAACGATAGTAATACTACAATTGAGGTTCCGTATGATCTATATAATGGCGAATTGCTATTAACTTCTACTACCGTGTTACGTTGCTTTGTACACTGTTCAGTAATAGTAGTATCAGTATAAGGAATTGTTTCACCTGCACCTAGTTCTTGAACAACTGAATGTGGCATAACATAATCTGATATGCCAGTACCTAATGTGCCGCGGCGAAGTTGACTTAATTCATTTCCGTTTTTTATAAAAAACTCAATTCGTTCGCCGTTAATTTCAACAATGCCAGGTTTATTAGCCGTTGGATCCGGCACTGTAAACATACTCGCATCGTTTACAAAAATACTAGTATCTGTGTTTAATAACGCTTTTACTAATGTTGTTTGTTTTACTTCTGGCATCCGCTTGTAATGCGTACGATTTAGCATGTCCTTAAACTGCATATATGTATACGCAGTAGTTGTGTCACTTGCGTTAGTATACACCTTAATAGATAACGAATCTGATACTTTGCCCGGGACTACTTCTTCAAGACCGCTAAATTTATTTTCAAAATTGTCACCGTCTATTATTATGTCATCAATTGCTATACCGGTAGCATCTATTGGTAACTTTATTCCAGAAAGTTCACTTGAATTAAATGTACCACCGGCTAACGAAACATCATAGTCATTATCATTTGAGGTAGCACCGTCGCTTGTTACTTCACGAATAATAAAGGTACAACTTTCTGGTACAGGTAGCCCTAAATTTATAAAATGTTGGTTGAAAAAAGTTACTGGAATGATAACATTAGTTACTGATCCGGTTGCAATCGGCGATTCCATAATATCTCCGCCATCGATTCTTATTGGGTCAGAACTTCCGAAAGTTGGCTCATAATAAACAGTTAATACAGTGCCTTCACTAGGCACACTAAATCCATCTTCTGGAAATGGAATAGTTATACTTGCTGCACCGCCGATGTATTTAAATACAAGGTCATTAAATTTAACATTTACATTATCCCATTTAATTGTATCAAAATTTGAACGATCCCATCCGTGTTTTACACCAAAATTTAACCCAGATATTTCAACACCACCGTAATCTATACCAACTAACAACTGTGCTAAATCTTTACCAAGTTCACCAGGTGCCGGATTATAATAATGTTCAATTCTATCTACTGCATTTAATGCAGAGTTAGCTCTTACATACGTAACTTCTATAATACTGCCTTTGGCAATAGTACGGTTAAACTCTATCATTCCAGATAGTTTTGTATAACCATTAACTTTTATTGATACAGTTGACACTTTGTAATGGTCTCGTATTTCTATAGCACCGTTAACAACTACCGATGTATTACCAACAATTGTACTTGGTTCCCACTTTAATGGAAATTGGGTTCTTTTTCCAGTTACTAGTAAAACTGGAATTGTTTCAGTTTCACGCAGATCAGTCTGTGTTACACTATACGTATTTCTATCAAATTTTAAATTAATAGTATTGGTACGAATTACACTCTTACCAATAACTGCAATTGCGTTAGCAACTGATCCGGCATGTGATAAACCGCCAATAATGTGAACAGTTGGTATTGTTAAATATGATTTACCAGGTAATACTATGTTAATACGATTAACTTTACCATTTGCAATATATGCAACTGCAGTTGCACCGTATCCGGACTCACTTGAAATAACAACCTTTGGTGATAACGTATATCCCGACCCACCGTCTATCACACTTATATTAACTACTGAAAAACCTACGTTATCTGCCCACGATTTCCATGGATATTGTTGGATAGCATCATTAGTGGACTGTAATCCTCCGCTAGCGGTTGTAGTTACTACTACCGGAACAACTCTTTTAAGATTTAGATCATATGTTGCAGGTAAATCAAAATCAGACACCTCAGATGCACTAGTCTCTATATTAGAATATAAACTAACATATTCTCTAATTTGAGTTCTATATGGTTTTACCTCTGATACATAATCTTCATAATTAGATAAATTATCATTTTGATACGTAACTGATTGATGTAAATTTCCAACATTATGAACAACATTAACAAAACTAGTTTTAAATATCCAATCAATGTATGTTTGTTCACTCATTGCATATCGAACACTAGTAAAGAATAATTTTAAATAAGCATCGTTACTTAATATATCTTTAATTGAATTTAATATAATACGGAGTTCTGTTGCTGCACAGTTATCGTATACAATCGAGTCATATAGTACACCATCATATCCAATAGCAGTATTTATAAAATTATACAATGTTGACGTAAACTGAATAGTACCGTCTTGACTACCAACTATTTTATAAGACGCTGTCCAATCATATTCAAAAGATTCGTTATCAGGAATAAGTTCTTTTATTTCTGCATTGTATCTTTCTAATAATACCCATCTCCCTGCAGTAGTAGTACGAACAGTAACTAACTGTCCTACAGTTGCATTAACTGAATATAAGTCAGCGTATGTATCAACAGCATAATTAGAAAAACTAAATTTACTATACCCTGTTGCATACCAATCAACTGTTTCCCAGTAATTCGTAACATTATATGCCTGTGATACAGATTTAGACCATAACCCAGTAATTGAACTATATGAATAAATAGTCCAAGAGTTATTTGCTTGCGAATCGCTAGTTACTAATGCTGAAAAATCTCTAACTGTAAGAATAGTGTCGGTTAAATATCCATTGCCTGCATTAATAATATCAACTCCTACAATTTCACCTTTAAGATTAATTATTGCTTTAAGTTTTGCGTTAATACCAACACCGTACACGTTAATAAATGGTGCTAGTTTATATCCATACCCGGGACTAACAATTGTTATTCCCGTAATTCTACCATTAACTACAATTGACGTTAGCTCTGGTGATTTAACATATTGTGTTACTACATATGGTAACTCTGCATCAGTATATATAACAGTATCATATAAACACCTTACTAATGCCGGAGGTGAATCAGACTGTTCTAAACTTGTAAGATCAATCGTATCAACAATTAAATTACTACTTAAATATCTATTAACTTCTTCAATTAATTGTTTAAGTGCTTCAAATCGATTAACAAACATTCCCTGACGTGGGCGATTTTCAATTCCATATTTTAATTTTATTGGTAATGCTTGATCCGGAACTAGTCTGTCATACTCATCTTTACCACACAAACTGTCAATCCATTTTCTTTCAATATGTGCTGGCAATACAGTTTGTGGCGCTGTACTAATTAATTTCCACTGTGTATGAATATTTTGATCTGTCTTATCTGTAAGCCAATATTCAATTGATAATACTACATCAGTGTGAATCAAATGCGGTTTTATGTTTACTAAACTTAACGAATTTCTACCAGTTACTGCAATAAATTCGTATCCTACTCCTTTTGGATTTGAAATTAACGTAGACACATCGTACGCCGATATAGATCTACCTAATAACGGCGACACGGTAGTTTTATTTTTAACCCAAAAGTAATATGTAGGTATTTCAATCTGACTAAGTGTATCATATCGTGTTATTTTTGTGTATACAGTATCGCCATACAATGATTTCCCACTAATTCCAGTTGCTAATCCTGCTTCAGTATCTGCTTCTTCATCCCAAACTGATGGTAAAATATCAGATTCAACCCATTCGTATATGTCAACCGACGCACCTGGTACTAACATACTAAGTACACTATTACGATACATCACGTTATCAGTAAAGCTATCAACAAATTTTGTTGTTCGTTTATCCCACCATAGTACACCTACTTGTTCACTATCCCATGCAATTCCTTCGTCAACATTAACTGCAGATGTTCCTACAGAATATACTGCAGGATCATAAGTTGTTTTAAATTTTACTTCTCTTTCTATAATATTTGGATATTTGTGTTGTATGGGATCAACGATATCTAAATATTTTATAAGTTTATTAGTACGACGATTATACAAAAATGCCTGTTTAATTTTTGTAATATCCGGTTTATCTATTGCAGCGTGTTTTACTGCCCAACTAAACTTTGTTCTATCTTTTACATATTCGTATAGTCGTGCTGTATTTTTAACATTTCTTGCACTTATAATAATACTAGTAGGAGTTACTGCAATCTGATCACCGTATCCGGTGTTATTTAATGTACTAGTTGGGGGAGACAATCGTTCACTAAAATTCCATTTATCGTTGTACATGTTAAAAACATCAACGTCACTTGTATACGATGAAAAAGTAGTTTTACCATCATCAAATGTAGTGATCCCAACTACTAAATGTGTTATAGAATTAACTTTAGTAAATGTAGTTTCTTTAACACTACTACTAACAACTATAGTTTTATGATCATCTGAAAACTGTATATTACTTTTATCGTAGTTGCCTTCAGATGCTGAAGGATTAGAAATATATAATTGCAATGTATTTGGCAAATAAGATCCATCATTTTGCAACGTATAAAGATACAGGTTATTAGCACTTGACACTGCAATATAGTTGGCATTATTTGAAATTGCAAGACTTTGTCCAAATGTAACATTAGCTGCTGGTAAAATTACACATTTCTCATTTGAATAGTTGTTTGCACTAGTATACACATACACTTTGCCATTATCTGATCTATCTAACACAGCAACTACACCGTTACTTGATGATACAACTGATGTTCCAAATGTTCCCCCGTGTGTTAAATATCCCGATACCGGAAGCCAGCTATAGGTAGTAAACAGTAGTGTACCGGATGGTGTTTCAGTAGGTGCCGTTGCTAGCAATAGTGTTGTAGAATTTATTACTTCTTGCACTATAGTAGTTACTTGAGAAAACCCTGTACCACTTACTAGCATACCTGCACTAATACCAGCGGTATTAGACACTACTAATGTTGTGTTGACACTTCCTTGCGGATTATATGATCTCAATATTGGAGTAGACGATGTATAACGGTATCTGTATAATCTACCATTGGCTGTTCCTATGAAAAATGTATCGTTAGCAAATGTTAACGTAGTACCAAACTTTACCGCACCAGTTGGCTGAATTACAGACAATGATGCGGTTTGGAAATATTGACCTACTAATTCATACAGGTATACCACTGGTGTTGTATCTGCAGTATTAACAAATGATAACCATTCTCCTGATTTAGACATTGCAATAGTGTCTGCTATCGCACGTATCTTTTGATTTAGTCTCCAATAGTGATTATTCTTATCACGATTATAAACTGATATGTAATTTTTAGACAACACTGCAACTAACGTTCCGGCGCTATTTGAAACTATTTTTCTTCCAAAGTCAGATTCAATATCATTAGTATATACTTCTGTTAATGTATATGCTGGATTAAATTCCCAAGTTTCCCACCGGCCGTCTGTATTGTCGATCCATAATTTACAACTATATGATAACTTACCAGTTTTTGAATTAACATGTGGTAATTCGTTAAACAAGTAATTATTATGATCTATTGACGGTAATTTTCTATTTTTCAAAATTCTAACTGTTGCATGATTTAACACAACCGTGTTAGTGTCTACAACAATTTCAAACGTAGTACTAGTAATATTAATTGGGATATAAAATCCGTCAATTACTAAAGTGTCAGTAATACTAATAATTGTACCTGCTACTAATGTTACTGCCTTTGCAAGATTAAACACATATCCGTTTTCTGATATGTCTATATTGCGAACAATAAATCCTGATTCAACATATTGGTATACTGCCCACTCAGTTTCATTTACGGTAGAACATAAGATATAATCATTTAGTGAATAATCAGCAACGTTAAGTGCTAGTATATCTTTTATTGTTTTTACACTAGTTTTAACTTCGTCTGTTCTTGCATACACTGCATTAGATGCAACATATTTTGCTTTTGGCCAAAACTCTGATTTATATCCAATTGGTTTTACATACAAGTCAGACGGTAATTGGCGTATTACTAAACTACTTAGATTAAAACCAATAGAATCAACTAATTCAATTGGTTGCGGATTTGTTTTAAATAACGATTCATCTAGTACAAATTCAATGTTTTCAAATGCAGCACTTGCACCATACTGCCCCGAGCGCAATGCCCATTCTTCATAAAATTGTAAACTTTCTTGTCCATCGTGACTTAATACATCAAACAGTTTATTCAAAACATTTTGAGTACCTTTTTCAATAATCATCCCTTGATAAAACTTAAACTCACTAACATCATCTTGAATAATGTTTTCAAGATATTGCCGTTTTTGATAGCCAGTTAAATGCTGTGCCATCGTTTGCTGCGTCTTATCAAAGTTTTCACTTTCTAAACTATAAAAATCAGTAAACTGAGATGCTTTATAATTCCAATTTGGCATTAATCTTGATATAGGTTTTTTACTTAGTTTAATCCAAGTTTTATTATTAAAGTCAGCCTCGCCTTGCGTTGAAATTGTTGCACTATAATAATATGTTTTATAATGGACTACATCACCAACTGCATATGATTGCCACGGCACCCATTCTGTAGTAGCTGCTTGATCAACAATAAACCCCGGAACATTAAGCGATCCATTCCAGTTAGTACTAACATACCCAGATACTTTAAGTTTGTCTTGTTTATAGCCGCTTGTTGGATTATAAATTGTATCATTAAACATTGTTGAATTATTAATAACTATTATATGTTCTTTTTGAACTAAGTAAAAACTTGCACAATACACACCAATGTTATTTCTTGGTGTATACGATATTGAGTTGTCTGTTCTATATAATTGTAAAAATGGTGTTTTAATCTCATTACCAGATTCGTCTAAAATTTCAATAATATTATTTTTATTTGTAACATCATCAATTACAGTAAGTACTGATTTAAATGTTAACAAAGTAGCAGCAGGACTTAACGATAAAACTGCAGAACCTGCATTATCAAGACCGTTTAACAAATAAAAATCTGCAAAATTAAAGACTTCCGAATCAACCGGCCGTAACGCTTTGTAGTAGCTGCCGTTATATCTTATAATATCACCGTACACAATTGGAGTAGACGGAATCCAATCTTTCCACACTTCTTGCATTGACGCCCAGTTATGTGTACTCCAGAATAAAAACTCTTTTGCACTAGTTTCCCAGTTTGACACTGCGCCTAACGCTTGATTATATTCGTTAAATTCAAACCCTTGTTCTGTTAACCATCTGCCATGTCCAATTAAAAAATCCACAACTTCTTGAATTGATGAAAGTTTACTTGAATACGGCAATATCGCTACTGTAGTACCCCACTTCTGTTTAAACTCTGCAGAAATGCCACCGACAATAGGCAACGCTGGCAATAATGCAAATTGTGCCTGATCAAACGTAAGAGTTGAAGTATGTGAAGATACTGTTCTATAATATCTAGAATTATACGATACTATTTTTCCTGCAACATAGTTCTGTTGCACTGACCACTCGGAGTAAGATTCTGATATTCCGCCAATTGTAAGTGATCGACCTGAACCGATTGGTTGGTAATATTTAAAATACGGCTGTACTTTACTATATCCTTTGATTTCAAATCCGCCTTGAATTTTAGTAATAATCACACCACTGTATGTCATTACTGTTATCGGTGACGATGTGCTTAATACAAGTTTATAATCTTCTTGAGGTATAAAAATACTACCAGATTCTGTTGGAGATTTTGAATCTAACAATAAATTAAATTTCTCTTTGCTTGTAAACGCACCTACACGATGACAAATTTGGGCAGTTAATAACTGTAAATTTGTCGTATATTGATTATAAAATTTTAATGTTTCGCAATTTAGATAATCAACTAGATAGTTTACTAATCCTGCAGTTTGCACACGCGCAGCACTTAGATATATACTAGGGAGTTTCATATCAGATACTTTAATTCGTACTCCGGTGTCTGAATAAACAAGCTGTCCGGCAACATTTCGTATAATACGAGACCTGTCAAACAATACACCAATTGTTTTAGCAGGTGCTAACAAAATTGCTGCCTTAATAACACTAAACGGGTAATGTGAATGACGTTTCCATGCTGCTTCAATAGGCGATACATCACCAAAGGAAAAATCACCTTGTTCTGATTGAGATATAACACCAGATGTAAAGTTAGTATAAATTGGACTAACTAAGTTTCCATTAGAATCAACCGGAATATGTTTTAATAAATTAGGTCTAGCATACTTTGATAATGTGATTGCAGCTTTACCTGGTTCTTTTACAAAACCGTTGCTTAAATCGTGCCATAATACTAAATTATCTTTTGTATACGGCGCTGGACCATATACGCTAACCCACCATGTTGGCTCTACGCTAAACCCTAAAATTTCCCATGGACAAATGTGAGGACGGTCTGTACCTAACATCCATTGATATATACCTCTCCAATATCTTGGACTAATCTGCCCATCGGGTGTATAATGATTTTTATACGCAAATGTAAACGAATTAGTTGCATCGTATGTTAATGCAGTTGAAAAATCAATTCCAATAACAGACGACCATTGATAAAAATCTGGCATTATTACTGAATTAAATTCAGCCAAACTATAATCTTGTTTTTGATAGTAACTAGGAATAAAATCATGAATATTAAAAATAGACGCATTGTACTCTATTTTTATATTATTATAAATCCGTTTTTCTACCTCTAATATTAGATCATCTCTATAATCACCATATGCTAATAGTAAACTACCATCATGTCCTTGAATCATCATTCTTGGTATAACTAATGAGGTATCATTATATATCTTAGGTTCATATTTAGGCCACATACCTAGTTTAGTAGGTGTTGCCGGAACTAAACATCCATCAGTTGTATCATACTCTATTATTGTTATAGTATCACCAATAGTAAGAATAGCAGATATTTCTACAAATCCTTGACTACTAAATGTATAATCTTTACTATGTAGTAACTGAATATCGTTAACATATACACCAACTGCTTTATTAGATAAGTGGTCTAACGTAAATACTTTAGATAACGAATACACATTAATTTCAGAATCATACACTGTAAAATTCGTAGTAATTGCTGCGCCATACGGAATCATATCACTAAAATAGTACGGAGCAGTTGATGGTGTATCTTTATTAATTTCCAACAGTATTGCATCAACATGCGATCTAGTGTCAGTGTCAATGCCTAATCGTTCTGCAATAACCATAAATGATCTTTTAAATTTAGCATAATCATTACGAGCTAATTCAATTGCACGAATCAAACTGTTGTCAGTTGATGTTATATGATACAACGACAAACTAACAGGTCCGCTATGTTGTACAAACTTTGTGCCATATGCTGATACTGTACCTAAATCACGTAAATTGCTACGACCTGGATACGTGCCAATAAACGGCAATCTTGTACGAATATTATCTACAATACTGTCAACATGATCAATAACCTCTCCTAATGTAAACTCTGTTAGTACATTATTCAATGGATTATTTTGTAAATTAATAGGTATAGCATAATACCCGTTTTTATTAATAGTATAATCAGAATATACTTCAATTACAAGAGTATCAGTTAACTTAAGATTAGTTTTAAATATTATTTGATTATACGGGAGTTCGTCTTTGTTTTCGTCATACAAGTTTAAGATCCAGTTATTATCCAGATCATTTATCGTATTAGGGGTTTGTTTTGGAACATAATTACCGTTAACATATACTCTGATATCAGTTAATATCGGTAACGAGTACGACGGTATGTTTATGTCAACTAACGATTTAGTATTAAACACTTTATTAAACATGCTAATGTTAAAATTATTAACGTTATTAGAATTTCTATATACCTGCACTGCTGCTTGCAGATTATCAATACTAGATGTTATCCATCCATTTTCGTAAGATATGTTGCCATTAGGTTGCGATATAACTACAAATCCAGTATCGATTGTTTTTGAAATAGTGTTCCCTGATAGATCATAGTAAAATAAATCAGACAGTAACGGAAAGTTAAAAACAATATCCCCAATATTATTAATATTTTTATACGATATCGGAAAACCTAACTTAGCATCGTTAGTGCCACTACTGCTAATTTTATAAGAAAAAATTGGAGTACCGATAAATGTTGAACCAGTATATACAGATTTGTCACCAAAACTTATATAGTTGTTATCAACAACATCAAACAATGGTGGCTGATTTATAGCTAGTTTTTGCTGACACGATTTCCATGTAGTACCATTATACCAATACAGCAATCCCTGGGATGTAATTCCATTCTGTACTAATACTACTTGATTAAGTTCTGGTGTAGATTCTAGCACTAATCGTAGTTGTCTGCTATTTAACAAGCTGGTAATATTTTTAATTAACCCATATTCAGGAGGAGTATCTTCTAAAACAACTGTATACTCTATAGATGTGTTATTAATAATCTTAGTTACTACTGCATTTCCAGTAGTGCTGCTACTTAATTTACCACCAGCTGGTGTTGCAGTAATTACTGATCCAACTATTAACCCACTAGTAGAATTCATATTAGTAATAGTTGCTCGCCACCCTGTACTGTCTTTTTCAACTACTGAAATCGTGCCAACGCTACTAACAGTTGTTGAACTAGTAGTGTGCCTAACATTAATAAACTCAGCACGATAGATGTTATTTGCAACAAATACATCAGTATCGGCAGTAAAAATAACACGCTGTCCGTGTGTTATTGGTACACTATCAATTCTATAACCTAACGATCCCTCAACAGTTGAAAATACATCAGTAGTAACATGATCAATCAACGAAATATCATCAATTGCAGTTATTCCACAATTAAATAATTTTAAATTTTTCTTAAACTCAATAATCGGTCTAGCTGCTCGCATTGACTGATCATACGTAGGATAAATTTTATTAAATCCTGCACTTGTTTCAATAATATCTTTATGAAACCATCTGTTATTTCTACTCCAACAATTTTTATCCTGACTGCCACGGTTTATTGTTATGTAGTCAGGCGTTCCAGAAAAAGATATCGCATCACTAAATGGTGTTGAATCAAATAATGGAATATCAAATAACATCTCTTTTTGGGTAGTATATTGAGTAACAACTTCTAATTGTGCTTCGTTAATTAATTGTATCGAGTTACCTACTCCTTCTACGTAATATCTTCCAGATTTATAAGACTCTGGAATAACATTACCAACAAAACGAACTTTCATGCCGTTACTTAGGGTAGTTCCGTTATCTAAAATAGATTTGTTAAAAGTAAAATCACGTTTTCCTAATATTGTTGACTCAACATCAATTGTGCCGCTAGTTAACGGATCTGCAATACGGAACACTCCGCCTGCATTAGCATTGTTTTCATTTACATAATACAATGTAGTAAGACCGTCTACCGGCACAGTAAATGTAATTACACCAGTTTCAATAGTATTATTTGTAAGACCAATGTTTGTGTATCGTTCTAACGGTCCTTCAACTCGCGATGTTTTAATACTGAATGGATTTCCTACACTGTTAATATTGAAACGGTAAGTACACCCTTTGTACAATGTAATAACTGGATTATTTGTCATCCCATCTGGTGTAAAGATATAAGAATTATCGTTAAGATCTACAGTAAATGCACTACTAATAGACTCTACTTGTATTTCTGAACTAATTGTAATAATATCCGGACCATTTGGTAACCAATAATAATTTTGAAAATTAACAAACTTGTCCCAATCAATATGCGGATTCCAACTATAAAATTCCTGTTTGTTTAATCGCGGGTGATTAGTAACGTCTGCACCAAACACTTTTAGTTGATTTATATAATCTTGATAATCTCTCAAAAAAGTAGTATTATCAAGATCGTCGGTAATTAAGAATCCAGGCTCTAATTGATAATCTTGACGTATTTTTGAAGGAGCTTTTACAAATACATCAGACGACGTTGCTTTTGAATTTACTCTACCTATATAACCACTAACCTTATTAACAACACCTGGTTGAGCAAGCTGAGTCATAGTTGCTTGCAAAAACTTTTTGTTAGAATCAGTTCTGTAAAAGGTAGGTAAAAACCCTGCAACATTTGCACTGTTGCTGTCGTCAACTGCAGTTGTTCTAGGTAATAAATTTTGTGTGTTGCTATCTGCCATTAGATACTCCTATATGATGAGCTAGAAACTTGTTGTTGATTAAATGTAGTATTGTTTAAAGTTAAATTTGACGATTTAATATTATTTGAAGTCATTCCTGTTATAATTTCAATTTCGTTAACTGTAGCACAACTAATTAAAATTTGGTTACTTAACGATTTAATTTCAAATAATCCGCCAAAATTAAGATCAGCATGCTTTGGAACAATTACAAAATTTGAAATAAACGGTGTTGATTGATTTAATACGTAAGTCGATAACTCTGAAAAGAAAAATGTATCTCCAAAATCCCAATTTTCTAAAGCAAAAAATGTGTTAATTGAAGTAATCACCTTTGACTTAATGTCATTATTTGAAATAACTTGTCCAGGAGATTTTGTAACTTTAAATATAGCCTGGACTTCATCAGCTGCTGCCTCTCCAAATAATAATTTGTAACTAACCGGGTGGTATACTACTTCATCTGATATCGATTTAATTAAATTTAAAGACGGTGATACGGTAGTATATAATTCATCTGAACTTGGAGGTAACGGTCTTGTTGTTATTGCACCATTTACCCACTGTCTAAATTCTATATCATAACCTTTTGTTAAAATATACACATCTATAATGTTACTCACACTTGGATCTATTCTTGAATTAGCACCTGCATTATGAGTATATTGAAATTTTATGTTGTCTCGACCGTTATATACTTTATAATCTAACGTAGGTATACCAGTGTTAGATGTTGTGCCTTTCATTACAACCATGTCAGATGTGACATAGTAATATTTGCCAACTTGAAACGACGACGGCATGAACTGAACAATTTCAACTTTATTGTCAGCATTACTTACATACCGATAATCTTCTTGGCCATCGGCTATTAAATAGCGTTCTTGAACAATGTATTGCGTATCTGCTACAAAATTGTCAAATAATGTTGGATTATCTACTACACCGTTATCGTCAGTATCTGCAAACGTAATAACGATTTTCTTATTATCAATATAACCATCTAAACCGTGAAATTCATTAATAATATCCCATTTAGAATCGTTAATCATTGGCGATGCATAATTAGGTAGTGTGTTAATACCTAAAATATTAATTTTGTCTCTTACTAACGAACTAGACACACTATTAAATATTTTTTCACTACTGTCAAAATAAAACCGTAGTTGCTGATTACTTTCAAAAATGTATCGTAATTCTCTAGTTGTAATTGTATAAAATTCATTATCACTAACAAATGACATCATCCAACTAGCATCTTCATGCTTATTAGATACATCACCTTGCGAATTTAAATTAAACTGAGATGATGTGTTTAAATTTGCCTCAAAAACAACTTGCCATGTTTGTGTTATGGCATTATACGACAATCCAAACGATTTATTTTCAAAAATTAAATCAGTCATTGTTGTTACAACAGTTGACTCAAGCGAAGTTCTCCATCTAGGTATAACTTGAACAATTAATGCTGCCGGAATACTAACATTTATTTGTATTTCAGTTGCAGCAACTCCTACAATAGAAGCCCATATGTATTCATGAAAATAGTCATATGTTTTAAATAATAACAATGTACCAACTGTCATAAATGATAATTCTGTGTTAGTAACGTTAATTGTATTTTTAGTTGTAGATACAGGTGTAAGCCACTGAATTGACCACGATAATGTTGTAGCATCTGCATAATTAGCATAATAGAAATTTTGCAATCCGTCTGTTTTAAGAAGAGGTTTTACTGTATTAATAATAATGCCTTGAATATCAGATTTAGTTAAGTACGAAACCTTTTTAGTTGATTCGATTAACTCTTTGTATATAACGCCGTCATCAGCAAATAAATTTGTAGAACTAAACTTGCCAGTTGGGTCAACTAAATCAAAATATCGACTAATACCGCTAGATGCTCTGTTAACAGCTTTAACTTTTAATACTTGTTGACTTGCACTCAATGGGCAAATATTATAATCTTCACCAGTTATCATTCTGTTTTGTGTATAAAACGTTGCAGGTGCATTAGACTTAATACTTAGATTAGTTTCCGATGCTTCTGCTGTGTTAACAGAAGTAGATAACGATAATGTAAGTGTTAATGTTTCCGGATTGCCTGTATTAGAAGTATACGGGATTGCTAACGTAACATTTCTAATATCACGAGGATGTACTGTATACGAAATACCATTTGATGTTCTATAATATACACGAAAATCGCCTAATGGCTTATTTCCAAATGTACCGTCACTAAATGTTAAACTAACTGCATCATTAGCGCGAGTTGTAACACCAAATATGTTTTTAATGTCTTTGTTAACGCTATTGTAAATTATGTTGTTACCTTCTAAACTAGATACCTTAGTCCATAATTCTGATTCAGTACCAGTTTGATTTAATTTATACAACCAGATGTCTGAATCGTTAATCCCGGTTGTACCAACATCAACAATCTCATTGCTTCTAGGTTGAGTGATAGAAAATTTACTCCACGCAAGTGTGCCTTGGGTAAAATTAAAAAAGAATCCCGAACCTGAACTTCCGTATCCTCGACCGTCATTTCTAAAAATATAAGATAATTTATTTCCAATTTTTGGAACTTCTTCGTATATGTAATCTTGACCAGAGAATGCTGTACTAGTTACTTCAAAGGTCATTGATCGCCCGGCAACTGTTTTACTAAACGAATACACTGGTAATCCAGCTGATGATGTTTGTAATACATATTGCTCAGTTGGAATACTATAAATTGACGCTTTATCTTTTGGATTACCAAATTGTTGCGAGGTATTCATTGCAGAATTCATAATCCTAATAAACTGATCATACCAACTAGCATTTGACGAATCATTCCAGGTAACTGGTTGGCCTGACAAATTTCTGTTGTTACTGTCAAGTATGTTTTGTGTTGTTTGGACTGATGTAACTTTTAACAATCCTTTTGCAGGTATGTTACGTTTTGCATTATAACTTACTAATCTCGATAATCTTAATACACTCTCACGACGTTCTGCTAATTCTAAAAAGTTTTCACGCGCATTTAAATCAACACGAAACGCTACACTTTGTCCTAAGAATGCAATCACATCAAGCAATGCTAAGTATTCCGAACTCTCAATATAATCATTGAAATCTTCTGGATAATTTTGGCGAATATAATCAACCATTGTACGCCGTAAATTTTCAAAATCATAACTTTGAAAGTCTGCGTTTCTAAAAGATTGGTATATTTTTTTCCAATCTTCAGCTACTAATAATCTGTTTTGTCTGTCAGTTGCACTCATGATGTTGTCCTAATAAAGGTATTTATTGAAAAAATTAACCACACAGTTTATTAAGTTACTAGCCCGTTAGCTTGATCAAACCGTAGTTGAATTTGTTCTGTAATCTTGTACGGAGTGTATGTTAACGCAAATATAATTTCAATTCCGCTGTCATATGCACTTATACTCACATCAGCAACTGCAACACGCGGGTCATAGTTAACAATGCTGTTTACATCTTGGATAATTAATGCCTTAATTGGTTCAGTCATCGGTTCAAATAATAGATCCCAAATGATTGTTCCAAATCTTGGCTGCATTAATCGTTCTCCTTGCCTAATATGGAAGTGATTTATAATGTCTTGCTTAATTAAATCAAAATCATACAAGCTAAAATGTTCAGTGTTACTGCTTACTGTACTAAATCCTTTATAAGTTTTAGGTGAAATTAACTCAGGTTTCTTTGCAACTGCAGGTAACTTAATCCGTGTATATAGATCTGTCATTTTTTATCCGGTCCTTTAACTTTATCAAATGTATCTGTTACTGTTGTATATTTCTTAAACATAGGAGGCTCTTTTGCTGCCTCTGCTTTATTAACTGCTTTTGTTTTGTCTGGTTTACTTGAAACAGGATCTAAGTTTTCGTGTCCTGCCCATGGTTCTTTAGTTGGAATTCTAACAGGTATTTTTGCTGCTCCAGCTTTTCCTGAGTTTAAATGGACTTGTCCGCCGTCTATACTAGTGTTTGCTGCTTTGACTTCAAAGTTTGCTGCAGGTGTTATTCGTGTTGCACCTTTTGATACCATGTTAATTTCGTTACCTGCTTGAAAATTAATATCTCGATCAGCTACAAAATTAAAATCGTTCTTAGTATGAATACTAATACTGTCTTCGGCATAAATGTCAATCTTTCCGTTGCTTGTTAATTCTATCCAAGTTTTTCCGTTACCATGAGAAATATAAACTAAATCCTCGCTGTTGTGTAACAAAATTTGATGCCCTGTTCTAGTTCTAATACGTGTTAACTCATTATGAGGTATGTTAACATCTCCGCCCTTTTGACCTTGTTCAGGAGATACGTATTCTGGTCCTGCTTCTGCTGCTGGTTTCTTACGAAGAAATTTATCATCGCCGTCGTCCATTACGAACGTAGAACCACCTCGTCTGCTTACATACCCTTTATGTGCGTGTTCTTTTTTACCAATATCACCCTTAGGACCGTTCTTGTCTAACGGCCCCGGTGTTGAAATTCCAAATACCGAGCTTGGTGCTTCACGACGTGCGCTACTTGAAGTAATACCTCGAGTGTCGTCCATATCTAAGCCACTAGCCTGTAATACTGCAGCAAACGGATGTAATGGTTTTTTAATTTTTGACGGATCACTAGTAGTCTGATTAGCTGCTTTGTTATATTCAGCAACTGGCAATCTTTTGCCGCCTTCTGAATTCTTAGTAGCTGCTAATCCCGGAACCATAAAATTCATAGCTTCGTCGGGAACACAACCAATCCAGTATCCACGTTTTGGATCACCATCAATAAAAATAATAATAACAGTAGTTCCGGCATCGGGTGGAACCATCCACATACCATAACTTTTTTGAGTGTTACTAAAGTTATTAGGATCTGCTTTTGTATGTTCAACACCAGTTACTCCGTAAAACGGACTCATGTATTTCACTTGATGTAACTGACCTTCGGATGATGTGTTACCTACTGGTCTTAGAATCTCAACTTCTAACCCGCCCATGTAACCCGGATCTAAGTGTCCTACTACTTTAGCTAAGAACGGACCGGGGGTAGGTGTTGGGTTAGATTTTTGTGACTGATCTATATTTTTGTTCATGTTATTCCGTGTTAAAAAATGCTTTTAATTGCTTTGCCAATACTTTCTAAACCGTCTTTTGTAAGATTATCCATATTAAATGACCCACCTTTTGATTCGTCTTTTGCTGACTCTTGACCCGGTGCACGTTGACATTTTAACCGTTGTTCAAATTTTCCACCTTTAAATGTACTAGTTACTTGCCGAGCTATAAACAACCCGCTATATTGCATCAACGGTGAAGATGGCATATCTCCAGTAAACTGATACATTCCGGTTTCTTGACTAAAGTCTATAGGAGTTCTAAAATTAACAACAATATGCACTTCGCCCATTTGATAGTTAATAGTACCGTCGGCGTTTAAATTTGAATACTGTGTAGGTTTTGATGTATAATTGCCAAAACCACTGTGATGTAAAAACGCAGGATCACCAACAATTACTAAATCTAAATTAATCATGTCATTACCACGAGTTAATGCATCATGATACAACCTAGCTGCTCGTGTTCCTGCAGTTTCTGTACCACCGCCACCTAATCTGTCTGTACTTAAAAATGTTGCAGTGTACGAATTCTGTCCAACGTTTGTACCTTTTTCTGGTTCACTACCGGTTACTGCAACTGTATTCACAGCTTTATCATTTACTTCTGATCCTTGTGCTGCTGATGTTTTAACATCCATTGATTGCTTACACCAATCAGCCGCCATTAACCCTGAAAAACTATTCTCAATTTTTATATCAAAACTTATCACATCGGTGTTTAATCCAGTATACAAATAGTTGTATTCTTTTATTGCATTCTTAAACATATTTTCAAAACCTGGAGACTTTTCATTAAGCGCAACAATTCCCGAACTTGCATGAGTATTATAAGGTATTACACGGTACACAATTATTTTTGGTTTTGTACCTGTTGACTTGTAATTTGCATCAGTTGAAACATTGTATACTTGAATATCAATTGACCACCATTTTTTATATCCTGATGCTGAAATAGCATCAGGGTCTAGTGTCTCTGTTGGGAAGTTACTTTGTAAAATTACTTGATTAATTGCATTAGGTATGTCAGTATCTTGCCTAAATTTAAACTCACATTCAGCAGGATTTGGTGTATTGTTTGCTCTTACTTGTACAACGTGTCCGTCAACTTCTGTATGATTATCAGTTTCTTTACCATACGGTGCATCTGCAGTTTTGGCTGCACCAAACCCTAATGATGATTTTCCAATAACATTACAATCTTCAGCTTTTTGTACATGGTATTTGAGATTGTTTACTGTTACTTCGTCTACACCTATTTTTTTATATACAGTGCTTTCGCTATCACTACCACTAGTTGCACTGTCTGAACTTTCAGCTCCGCTGTCGCCTTTATCTGAATGTATGGTTTTAGGAAATAAAATTATAATTTCATCAGGAACATCAACAATTTTATCTTCTTTAAGTTGCCGTAACTTTGCATTCCACACAGCTTGTAAACTCTTTTCACCTGTTTGTAATACTTCCTGAACAGTAGTACCTTTAACAGATACGTCTGTTGTTAATTTTGCATTTTTGTCACTTAACCCTTGTGCATTCCATACAATTGCTTTAACAAAGTATAAAGCACCATCTTGATTTACTGTCATACTTACGTTTGAAAACTTAAACGGAATGTATCTAGTACTCTCTGGTATTGGTAACATCATGCCCATTTCGTCATTACCGCGAAACTCAATCGTTAATAAAAATGGTGCAGCGTTCCAGTTTTGATGATCTGATTCCCATGCTGCTTGTTGACAAGACATTGTAAACAATCCCATGCTATACGGTTCTTTTACTGAGAACGTTAAGTTTGTAGATGACACATTGTTGCCAGTTTGAAACCCTATCATACCTTCAATAGTAACCTCGTCTACAAAGAAATCAAATTTACCATAATCAGTTCTAACACGGTTATTTGGTTCTGCGTTTGCTGACTTACATATAATTTGCGGAGCTTTTCCATATCGATCACCTGGTTGTAACGTCTTCCATTTAAAATATGAGTTATCCGGGTCTTCAACATCTTTATCATGTAATGCACTAATTGTAAAAACACAATCATATGTTGCATAGTCATGCAACACGTTTTGCAATGGTAGTTTAATTGGCGCAATTGCATCAAAATCTAAACCAATGTCTGCTGCAAACTCTGATACACTCGTAGTAACAGTTTTAGCTGCATCGGATAACATTGTTGTTGCTGAATCTATAAATGACATTTTATGTACCTAATGATGTTCTTAATTTACTATATTGTGGGATATAAATCTGTACTCCTGGTACAAAATCATATATTGGATCTTGTATTACATTGAGATTACGTTGGGTAAATACCCACCATAATGCTGCATCGCCATACAAATCAAATGCTAATAAGTCCGGACGATTTGTATATTGCGGTTCAATAGTATACAAATAATCGGATATTTCTGCTGCTACTGGTCGTATTTTTAATATACCTAAGTATCCGTTTGATATTGTAGTGTTAGCCCATGGGCTATGTTTACCATATGTTGCTGTCATTAAATATACCCAAAGCTATTGTTAAGGTAGCCGCCGGCTACAAAATTATCTAAACTAAACTTACGCGCACTTGTTCTGCTGTAAGTTGGTATTAATTGTATTGTAAATGAACTTCTTGTTGGAACATGTGCAATGTCGCCGTCCATAGAAAAACCAACACCTAGTGAGTTCATCATTTGTGCTGCTTGTCCAATGCCGTCTGTAATATCAGTAATTTGATCAGTAATCTTAGTTGCGCCAAATGCACTGCCTAACGCACCTGCTACTCCGCCTGCCATTCCGGCAACTGAACTTACTGCACCTGCTACACTAGTTTTTGTTTGAACCGGAATGTAATCACATTCTGCAGTCAACGACGTACTAAATGATGTTACTACTACTGGCACATTGTTAAAGACATAACTGCCGTATCCGCTTAATTGTACAATAGGCGGTGGATTACCTGCTTTTGGATCGTTTCCTGAAAACATTTTTGTCATTGCTCTAAAATAATGTACTGCTGCAATCCAATATAATCCTTGTGCCGAATCTTCAACATTCATAGGTGCAGTAATTGTAATTGTACCCGGGTCACTATGTTGATATGTGTTAAATTTAAAATTTGAATGTATTGGTTGCATTGCCGAATACGAAGCAGATGATCCAATATTAATAGTAGGAGTATATGGAAAAATCATACCTCCTGCATCATGTAACGGTTTTAAAACTGGACTTCCTCTAAAACTTGGCCATGTTGGTAGCGTTAGTCTTACCCGCCAATCGTCAACTGTGCTATCTTGATATACGGCATACGCACTCATTAAATCGCCAGCAATTTCTCCTGCTCTTGGTAATGTAATTGATCGCTTACCACTTAAAAAATTACCTGCGTTGCCTAATGCGCCTCCGGCTGCGCCAACTGCTGCGCCTATTCCTGCTAATGACATAATTTTATTCCTTAGTTAATGTATTATTTATTTGACTTTATTAAGTGTAGAGTTTATAATATATATATGTAAAAGGAGATACACACATGCTTACACCAAAGGTAAATTATTTAAACAACAAGGACATGCTATTAGAAATTCATAGATCAAAAAGCTCATTTTGTGTCTTTACAGATCCGGCATTTCATCAATATGATATTATCTTACCTAACATAGACAAAGTTAATATCCGTACAATTGCCGAAGCTAAACGGAATCAAGCAAAGCGATTAGGTGATTTAAATTATGCTAAACGAAAAAGCGAAGGCGAAAAAATTAAACAAACTGAATGCGAAATTAATTATAAATCTATTTCAAAAAATGATGTAGTTTTTAGAATTATGTCGTATGATCATATACCACTAAATGCAACAAGAAAAAAGAATCCTAAAACAGAAGCCGATAAACGAGATAAGGTAAATTTTCCGCCGTTTCAACACTGGAAATTTGTTAATAATGAACTAGTATGTGTAGGTAAAAGCCACTGGAGTGGAGACTTAGAAACTGGGCATTTTGATAAAACTGCAGGGCAAATTACTGATACATTAGCTCGTATGATGATTAAATTATGCGAACGATATGCAACACGCGGCAACGTAAGAAGTTATACATACAATGACGAGATGCGTGGGCAGGCAATATTACAACTAACACAAATTGGATTACAATTTGACGAATCTAAATCAGATAATCCATTTGCATACTTTACTGCTGCAGTTACCAATTCGTTCGTAAGAGTTATAAATATAGAGAAGCGCAATCAGAATATTAGAGACGATATTTTAGAAATGAATGGAATGAATCCGTCGTATACTAGAACAGGTTCAGAAGAATATGAGGTAGCAATGCGAAGATCAGAGGATTACGAGTGATTGAATATCAAAAAATTTTAACTACATTAACAGATTTAGACAGGCGACCTCGCCTGTCTTACACAGCATTATTAAAAACACCGTATGCTGAACAAATATCACAAATTTCTACATTATTGTCTAGTACAAATGCTAGACAAATAATTTATCATATTAAACAACAATCACTTGTAATTCCGTGTTGTGAATGCAGTAACCAGTTAAGTTGGCATTTAGATTTACAACAATATCGAGCATATTGCAGTCCAAAATGCACTGCAACTTATTCTACTGTTATAAAAAAGAAAAAGAATTTAGAACTTCTTGGTGTCGAATGGCACACTCAAACCAACGATTGGAAAACTAAAGTAAAATCTACTAGTTTAGAAAAATACGGTGTTGAACATTATTCTCAAACTGACGAATACAAACAACGTGTTATTACTTCTAATTTAGAAAAATATAATGTATCACATGTTATGCATTTATCAGAGACTAAGCAAAAAATTAAAAATACTAATTTAATTAAATACGGCTTTGATAATCCTGCAAAAAATTATAATGTTCAATCTAAAATTAAAGAAACGAATCTTATTAGATACGGCTGCACTAATCCGTTACTAAATTTAGATATTCAACAACAAATTAAAGATACTAACATTATTAAATACGGTTATATTAATCCTCTAAGTAATGCAAGTATACGAGAAAAAAGCGTTGCTACTAAACGAGAACACTATTTTTCTGCAGATACATTAGAAAAACTTACAAACGCATCTTGGCTAGAAAATGAACAGCATTCAGGTAAAACTGTACACGAGATTGCTAATGATATAGGTATTAGTTCTAGTCAACTATGCAAAATTTTTCATTCATTAAATATTAATATCGTCCGGCATTCTGCAAGTGAATTAGAACGAAGATTATACTTGCATTATGATCAAAAAGGTGTTAAAATAATTACGAATAATAGAACTATAATTTCACCTAAAGAATTAGATTTATATTTTCCAGACTATAATTTAGCAATAGAAATTAACGGATGTTATTTTCATTCAGAACAGTATAACAAAACACAGATGTATCATTTACAAAAAACTAATGCATGTATATCACAAAAGATTGCATTATTACAATTTTGGGATACAGAAATTAATGAAAAATGGGAACAAACTATTAATTTAATTGATAGTAGATTAGGGCTACATTCTAAATTATACGCAAGGCACACTAACCTGCAAGTAGTTAATTCAGCTGAGAAGGCACAGTTTATATCAACTCATCACCTGCAGGGAGACGTTAACAGTTTAATTAACCTAGGTCTGTACGATACTACTAATAGATTAATTATGGTTGCAACGTTTGGTAAGCCAAGATTTACTAAGGCTTCTACATTTGAACTATTACGGTTATGTTCGTTATCAGGGTTACAAGTAGTAGGCGGAGCAAGTAAACTTATTAACCATTTTGTTAAATGTTATATGGAACCCGATGATGTATTACTGTCGTATTGCAATCGTCGTTATAGCACTGGTAATGTTTATTACAAATTAGGATTTACGTTAGAATCTACATCACCACCGGGATTTTTTTATATTGATAAAGCCGGAAAGTATGCAGGTTCACGGTATCAATGGCAAAAACACTTAATGAAACACAAACTATTAACATTTGATAACACATTAACTGCATCACAAAATATGGAAAACAACGGATTTTTTAAAGTTTGGGATTGCGGACAACTAGTATTTAAATTAAAAAAATAATGACTATGAATAATACACTGGATATAGCACATCCTGCACTTGATGATGCTTATCAAATTCTTAAAGAAGAACACTTGGATGCTAAAGCTAGTTATATTGAAAAACTGTTTGAAGAAACTTATAAATGCAAAGTAAATTTTGACAGTAGCTTTGGCGGTTCAGTTACATTTAACACAAACAAAGATTTAGTTTGGTTTTTATTAAAACACGACTCAACAGGAAATAATGGATAATTTATTTAAAAAAGTAGCAGTATTTACAGATCTGCATTTTGGACTAAAGTCAAACAGCAGTGTACACAATCAAGATTGTGAAGATTTTATAGATTGGTACATTAATAAAGCTAAAGAACAAGGGTGTGATGTTGGTATCTTTATGGGAGATTGGCATCACAATCGCAACAGTTTAAACATTACAACAATGGATTACAGTCTAAGAGCATTAGAGAAATTAGGCCAAGCGTTTGATAAATTTTACTTTTTTCCAGGTAATCACGACCTATATTACAAAGATAAACGTGACATACACAGCGTTGAATTTGGCAAATATATCCCCGGAATTACTGTAGTTCATCATCCAACTACCATTGGAAATGTTACATTATGCCCTTGGTTAGTACATGATGAATGGAAAGAAATTGGTAAGAAAGGTGCGAAATATATCTTTGGACACTTTGAATTACCGCATTTTTTTATGAACGCAATGGTACAAATGCCCGATCACGGTGAGATTAGTTTAGAAGCTTTTAGCAGTTATGAACTTGGTTTTAGTGGTCATTTTCACAAAAGACAGCAACGTGAAAACATGCATTACATTGGTAATGCATTCCCTCATAACTATGCAGATGCATGGGATGATGCAAGAGGTATGATGACATTAGAGTGGGGCGGACAACCAGAATTCTTTACATGGCCTAATCAACCTACATTTAGAACTGTTAAATTAAGTCAACTTTTAGACGACGCTGATAATATTCTTAAACCAAATCAACACTTAAGAGTAGCATTAGATATTGATATTAGCTTTGAAGAAGCTAGCTTTATTAAAGAAAAGTTTATTGGAGATTACAAATTAAGAGAACTTAAAGTAATTGAAGAACGCAAATCGATAGACGTAACAAGCAATGTAGATATTGAAGCATTTGAAAGTATAGACGAAATTGTAGCTACTCAAATTGTAAACATTGACTCAGAAACATATAACAAAAATACATTATTATCAATCTATAGCAACCTATGAAGATACAACAATTAACTGTAAAGAATTTTATGAGCGTTGGCAATTCTACACAAGCTGTAGACTTTGAGAAAGAAAACCTAACACTTGTACTAGGAGAAAACTTAGATCAAGGCGGCGACGATGCAGGATCTAGAAACGGTACAGGTAAAACAACTATCGTAAATGCGCTCAGTTATGCGCTTTACGGTACTGCCCTTACTAACATTAAAAAAGACAATCTAATCAATAAAATTAACAATAAAAACATGCTAGTTACCTTAACTTTTGAAAAGGATGGTAACACATATCGCATCGAACGTGGTCGTAAACCAACTGTTCTTAAGTTTTTTGTTAATGAAGAATCACAAGTTTTAGCAGACGATGCACAAGGCGATATGCGTGAAACACAGAAAGACTTACATCATTTGTTTGGTATGAGTCATGATATGTTCAAACATATTGTTGCATTAAACACTTATACAGAACCGTTCTTATCAATGAGAGCAAATGATCAACGAGAGATCATCGAACAATTGCTAGGTATTACATTACTCAGTGAAAAAGCCGAAGCACTTAAAGAGCAAGTTAGGCAAACCAAAGATACGATTTATCAAGAAACTGCTAATATTGAAGCTGCTAAAAAGTCAAATGAGAAGATTCAACAGAGCATCGATACATTACTTTTAAGACAAAAAGCATGGTATAATCAACAAGAAACTGACTTAGAAAAACTTGCTCGTGCTATTGTAGAAATGGAAGGTGTAGATATTGAAGCTGAAATTGCCAATCATGCATTGTTAAAAGAGTACTTAGAACAACGTGCAACAATGGCAAGTCTTAACAAAGAAAAAGCAACTTTAGAGTCTGCATCATCACAAGCTCTTAAAACAAGAGACAAGTATGTTAAAGAAATTGATTCATTAGATAACAAGAAATGTCATGCTTGTGACCAAGAATTACATGATCATAAACACGAAGAATTATTAGAAACTGCTACACAACATTTGCTTGAAGCACAGAAATATTATGATAAAGTACTAACAGATCACACTAAAATCTGTGAAGAACTTAGCAAGTTTACAGTAATTAATACACGCCCAAATACATATTATGAAACACTAGAAGATGCGTTAAAACATCAAACTAACTTTAGATCATTAGAACAACAGTTAGAAATTAAAGCAGTAGATACTGATCCGTATCAAGAACAGATTGACGAAATGCGCAATGCTGCACTACAAGATATTAGTTGGGATATTATCAATGAAGCAAATACACTTAAAGATCATCAAGAGTTTTTGCTTAAACTATTAACAAACAAAGACAGTTTTATCCGTAAAAAGATTATAGATCAAAACTTAGCGTACTTAAACAACCGGTTAACATACTACTTAGATAAGATGGGATTACCGCATAATGTTGTATTCCAAAACGATTTAAGTGTTGAAATTACACAACTTGGACAGGATTTAGATTTTGATAACTTGTCACGTGGAGAACGTAATAGACTTATTTTAGGCATGTCTTGGGCATTCCGTGATGTATGGGAAAGTTTGTATCAAGGTATTAACTTGTTGTTTGTAGACGAACTTATTGATAACGGTTTAGATGCGAATGGTATTGAAAGTGCGCTAACTGTACTAAAAGGCATGGCACGAGAACGTCATAAAAATGTATTCTTAATTAGTCACAAAGAAGAACTAGTAGGACGTGTTAACAATGTACTTAGAGTTGTAAAGGAAAACGGTTTTACTTCCTACGATACTGATTTAGAAATACGATAATTATATGCCACTTCTTAATTGGAGTGGCATTCTCTTGAGTACTAAATACATATTATTTAGGACACAACGATGCGATTAAGAGAATTATACGAATCAATCAATTTATTTGAAAATTATAACGGCAAGGTTAACAAACTTAAAACAGAATTTCCAGAAGATGCTGCAGCAATTGATCAACAAGTGCAATGGGCTGTAACCTATTTGAAAAAAAATCAAGCTATACTTTGGTACTTAAGTATATTAGAAGCTGGTTTATATAAAAATCAAGCAGTATTAGCAACACTAATACCATCTGGCTTTCTTACTGACCCCTCTATATTTGATTCATTAGGTTCGATTCAGTACATGCTTACACATTGGGTTGCTTCTGAACTAGCATCAAATAGACGAATAACAGATGTAATAAATACTATTCGTCTAGGCACAAGTGTAACAAATCTAGTAACAGAACTTCGCAGAGCAGAAGAACAAATAATTAAAGATAACGAAGCTGCAAGAGCAGACGCACAACCAATAGAAATATTAGAAGGGGACCATCCTGTATTGCAAGTACCAGGCACTAACAACACATGGTGGCAGTTACCTCATTATTCTCACAGCCCAGAGTCACAGTTTATGGGACATTGCGGTACTTGTCAATTCCCTGAAAATAACTTGTTAAGTTTAAGAACTGCAATTCCGCAACCTATGCTAACATTTGAATGGAATCCAGATACTCATGAGTTATATCAAACAAAAGGACCTAAAAACAGCAAACCTAATAGCAAATTTTATCCAGATATATTAGCATTATTATTAAGTCCAGTTGTAAACGGAATTGCAGAAGATTCATGGCTTCCAGCAACTGATTTTTCTGTATTTGATTTACCAAATAATATGCTTAATCAAATCATAGCTACTAAACCTAAACTAATTGACGATCAAATTGAAAAATATCCAATCGATTTCTTAAGAGCACCAAAGAACGTGTTAGCTAATGAAAGATTTAGATCAGTTGCATTTGATAAATCTTCCGGTTTAAATTCACTAATAACAGAAGAAGGAGATATTGATCTGTCTAATGACGCTTGGGAAAACGCAATTGAACAAAATAAAGATCTGATAATTTATGCACCTGACACTGTTCAAAATTACAAACAACGTGTTGGACGTTGTATTGGAGAACGTCCAAATCTACTTAATTATGTAAGTGCAAAAGTTAGAAATGATTTTGAAATACTAAAAGAAGCAGTTTATAGCAATCGACGTTACGATATATTTGAGCATATTCCGTCTCATTATAAACACTACAAAGAGTTAGTTAAAGCTGCATTTGAATCTGGAAATAATTGGGATCTTGATTCATTTGATCATCAATTTATTGATTTAGATATCTGTATAAAAGTAGTAGCAAATTCATCAGATCCTAGCTATGCATTTTCAGATATCGAACATATAGGTATACTAAATCATCAAGATATGGGGAAGTTACTAGGATTAGCAGTTGAAGCTAACCCTTATATAGTACAATACTTGAGAGGTGATTTAGTAGACGACTATTTAACTTTTGAACATTTAAAAACTGCTGCGTCAGTTGACGGTAACATAATTGATCCGAGTGGAACTAGTTGGTCACTCGATGATGTTGTTAACCCGGACGAATTATACGAATTAGCAGTTATTGCATTAAAAACAGCTCCATTTTTAATAGACGAATTTATCAATCGATATAGTTTTACAGATGAACAAGCATTTAATTTATGTATGTCTGCAGCTGGTGCTAGAGGAAATCTTAATACTCTTGATGTATTGATTGATCATAACTTCTTTAAAGGTGGTAATCAAACATTTAAAATTGCATCAAAAGCAATCGCCAACGGAGCTTCATTACAATATATTACTCCCGTTGCCGACGGTGAATCTTTGCCAATAGATGCCGGTTATGTTACAGCTGATCAGTATGAACAACTTGCGCACCAATCGATAGCAATAGACGGTTATAACTTAAAATGGGTAGACGATAATTTTAAAACTTTCCAATTATGTAAAGCTGCAATTAAATCTAACCCAACATCATTTAATTTTATAAATCTAAAATTGCTAACAAGTGAAGAAGAAGAAAAATTAAGAGAATTAGCGTTCGGAGGTCGATAATGTTACCAAATGAAGAACTACATGACGAAATAATGAAAGCATTTGACGAATACTTTAGAGCAAATCAAAGATGGGCTACTAATCAAACTGATATTAGTTGTGTTCAAGTACGCAAATGTTTACAAGAACTTAAACGAGTTAGCCTTAAATTAAGACAACTATGTGATCAGCAACGTACTGTTGTACAAGATTGGAGATATGCAAATTTTTCACCTAAACAACCTAGCAGACGTGCAATTGCTATGATAGCAGAACGTAATCAAAAAGCACTTGATGCTAAGAAAGATAAGGATAATTAAAGTAAAAAGGACTTTATGCCAAGTAAAAGCAAATCAAAAGGTAATAACTGGGAAAACACGGTATCAAAACATTTAAGCTCACTGTATAGTGCATCTTTCATTCGTGTTCCGGGAAGTGGTGCATACATTGGAGGTAAGAATGCAGTGCGCAAAGACTTCTTACACGAAGGACAAATTCGTTCTATGAAAGGTGATATTGTACCGCCATTAAATTGGAAACACTTTAATGCTGAATGTAAATCGTATGCTGATTTTCCATTTCATCAATTGTTTACTGCAGGTGAAATTAAGATTTTAGATACTTGGATTGAGCAAACTTTAGAAGTTGCTGATACAGATGACTTTAATATTATCATGATGAAGTTTAATCGCAAAGGCTCCTATATTGCGTTTGAACATAAGCATATCAAAAAATTCAAACTACAAAAAAGTGTAGACTATTACTCTAAAAAGAACGGTAAATGGGTATTTACTGATTACGATTCTTTTTGGAATGCAAATCACGAAGTTGTTAAAACGTTGTGTTTGGCTAAATGATTAGTTGACTTCCTTCCACTATTACTGTATAATCGTTTTCAAGAAGAAGTAAAAAGTGTTCAGATAAATATTTGTTTAACAACTAAACACACTAAAATCTAACACAAAACACTATGGACGAACTCGTAATAATATACACAGACGGTGCATGTGTTCCTAATCCAGGTAAAGGCGGATGGGGAGCTACTATGCAATACAAAGGCGTTATAAAAGAATTTTCTGGAACAGATACACAAACTACTAACAATCGCATGGAAATGCAAGCTGCTATTGAAGCACTGTCGCGTTTAAAAAGACCATGTAATGTTAAAATTTATTCTGATTCAAGATATCTTATAGACGGCTTTACTCAATGGTTACCTAATTGGAAAAAGAAAGGACGTACAGATTACTTAAATCGTGATTTGTGGTTACAATTAGAAAACGTTGCACTTACTCATAACATTCAATGGGAATGGGTTAAGGCACATGTTGGAATTCCAGGTAACGAACGCGCTAACGACTTAGCTGAAGCTGCTGCTCGTAAGTAGCCATTTTTGCGCTTCTTGCAAATATACATTTATAAATATCAAGCAACAAATACACTAACATAAGGTTGGCAGGCCGGTTTGTAATACTGCTGAGACAAGTTCTGGAAACGAGAACCGCTGCTCAAATCGTTGATTGTGCAACGGCTTTTAAACACTACCCTCACGCGAGAGGATGCCAAAAGCAACGTCCATTGACGTCAATGCTTTGTTTAATCGGAATGGTGGACTAGCTGTATTTGAAAAAGAATACATAGGCCTTAAATCTGTAGAATACTAGTAATAGTAACAATTTCGTAATGATATACATAGCACCTGAAAGTTATATCTTAAAAATACCTGTAAGTAGTGGTCCGGAGGTAGCCAATACGAGAGTTTACAGTCACGTAAAATCTTACTGCGATTCCATGGCGATGGGGTGAAATCATGCATCCAAGTTTATTAGGGTGCATCTGACTTCAAAAGTGATATCTATTATCTTTCATAATTAAAATATAAATTATATTATTTCATATATAATTTAATTTTTTTCTTTCTTAAGTTTCTTTAGATAAAAGTATTGAGCGATAGCGAAAATACAGATGAACGTTAGTTCATCTTTTAATATGAGAATTAATTTTTTATAAATATTCATATTATATAAGGGATATTACGAAAGCAATATCATAAAGGATCATTATGAAAATACAAGAAATTATAGAAACTTCTGATGAAAGGTTTCTACGTGAAGCAGATGGTTTTATTAAACAAGGACTTAAAGCCTTAGGTAACAAGGTATTTCCTAGTGCAGGAAATAGAATGGCCGGCGCATCAGAAAAGATGAGTATGTTACGTGCTGACTTTAGTGTACTAGCAACAGCTGGTAAATTTGCAGCATTAGTAGCACCATTTTGGACATATTATAAAAATATGTCAAATGTAGAAGACAATTATAAAAGCGGTGCATACACTGTAGAGCAATATAAAGAGAATCATCAAATACAATTAGGATTATTAATTGAAGAAGAGGCTGCTATATTAGGAACGCTTGGAGCCATGGCTTCGATAAATGTTTTATCAATGTTGTTTAATGTATTACCTATTTTTGGTCCTATTTTAGGAGCAATATTTAGAGGGTTAGCACCCGCAGCAGGTGCTTATATGTTAGTTTGGCTTAACACAGATGAAGGGCGTAAAGCTCTAGCATCATTAGTGTCTGCAGAATTTATTAAAAACACTGGAGCAGTAGCTGAAACAGCAATAAATGCAATACGTGATAAAGCACACGAAGCATTAGGCATGAAACCAGAAACTGATCCAGCATACACAAATACACCATCTCCAAACGGTACTACGCCAAATGCAGATCCTGCTAAACCCGATGATAAAAAAGATGATAAAAAAGATGCAGCTCCTAAATCAAAATATAATCCAAAAACTGACTTTACACCAGAAAGATTTAAAAGAGATGCTAATGGCGAGTTAACATTAGCATACGATAAAGGCTAACTAAAGCAGCGGCATTCTAGATAATTTAGTTAGTTCAATATTTTCTTCTATAACATTATACATTACCATACGATCTTCATAACTTAGGTTATACAGAAGATCGTTTATGGAAACTCCTCCTCGCATATACCACGCAATTTTAAATAATTCATGTTTAAATCGTTTGGCCTCGTTATCAAGCCTAACTAGATATTGGCTAATGTCATCACGCGACAATCCAATTAGGCGGGATCGAAAAAATTTGTTTGATCTAACTCAATCGATACTTCGGATTTATGACCACATTCTTTGTTACTGCATACTACATTTACTTCAGGTATTTTCCAAATAGATTTATTCTTATTAAATTTTTCTTTAATTAAATCAAATACCGTTTTGTCACAATTTTGCAGCCATTCTGCAATAAAATCTCTTTCAGACACTAAAATTTTACCTGTATCAATTGATTCAATGCTAGTAGTATAAATTTCATTTTGAATATCACCTAATTCAATAAACAAACTAGAAATAAGTTTCTTTTGGTCGTCTGCGTCTGCATCTTTAGTTGCAGCTAATCGTTGTTGCAATTGAAAATTCCTTAAAGAAAAATCAGTAGTTTGTCTATATGTTAACGGCTGTAATTTGATAGTTAATGTTCCATATTCAATAGTGTTTTCATATTTGCATGATGCAAAGTGATCAATTACCGTGCCTAAGTCTACATCATACTCATTTTCTGTCTTACATTTAGAACACGTATGTACAATTTCTAATACATTACCGTGAGTTGCAATTCGTATTGCAGTTAATAGTAAATCAGTATCTAATGTAGTTACTTCCCATCCGTCTTTAATACTTGGACAGCAGCTTTCAAACAATTTGGTTGTACTTTCACCTGTTAATAATGCATCAGGTGTTTTCATTATAATGTCATCCATGCCTGTCATGCCGTAAATTGGCATGTGCAATGGATCACCGCTAATTGATCCTAGTTTATTGTAAATTCCTTTTGATGGTAAAGAAATAAAAATTCTAGGTTGTCTATAGTATTCTTGTAAAGGGTTTTGTGCCATATGTAACTCCGGATAAATATATTAACCGTATTTATATACACAAAATAATAGGAAAAATAAAATGAGCCAAGATTTTGAAAATGACATGCTTGAACTTCAAAAACAGAACAATGCGCTTCTTAAGTCTCTAGGTGGTAAATTATCCCCAGGAAGTAGCGGAGGTGGTAGTAGCAGTGGAGGTGGTAGTAGCAGTGGAACAGGTGGGTTTGATGCACTAGGTGGTGTATTTACTAATGCCGCTAGCGGACTTAATTCGTTATGGCAAGGCACTCTCAATGTATCAAACGGCTTTGACGGTCTTACTACTGCAATACAACAAAATGGCGGAGCATTAGGTAAAGTTTTTGGTGGCATTTCAAAAGATATTGGCAATGCAATTTTAGAAACTAATAAACATATGAATACTGCTGGCCAAGTAGGCGCCAACATGAATAATGACATGGCTGAATATGATCGCTTAATTAAAGGCGCTCGGATGACCCATGAACAATATAATGACATGGTTAAAAAAGGCGCAGTTGACTTAGACGGATTAGGGTCTACTGTTAATCGATCACAGAAAAACTTTTTAGAAGTTACTAAAGTACTCCAAGAAGGAAATGTAGCTGCTAAAATGAAAGAAATGGGGCTTTCAGCTGAAGAAGTTACAGAAGTTGCAAAAGCATCCATGGCGCATCAACGCGGCATGGACATGTCCGACGAAACAAACAAACGCCGCGCTGCAGAAGCAGCAATGAATTTAGCTGCTTCTATGGAAGAAACTACTCGTATTACCGGATTAAGTAGAAAACAGCAACTAGATGCAATGGATAAAGCACAAGCAGATACTAGAACTAAGATTGCGTTATCTAGAATGGATAAAGGTGCGCAAGATCGATATCGCGGCGCAGTGTCTGACTCCGCAGGAATGGGTGATGCATTTAAAATTGTACTTAAAGAGACATTAACCGGCGGCGTTAAAAGCGAAGAAGGTCGCAACGCCATGGCTGCATTAGGTACATCGGCTGCAGACGTGCAACGATACGCATTGTCACTAAAAGATTCGTCGGTCGAAGGTCAACAACGCAGTCAAGAACTTGGTAACATTGCTCGCTCGCGTGCTGAAGAATGGAATATGTCAGAAGGCGCATCTAACTTAGGTCAGTTTGGCGAAGGCGGCGCAGCTGAAATGTTTAGAAAAAATTACGAAACTGACACGATGCGTGAAACTGTTCGTGCTAAAATAGACGAGAACAAAGGCGGTATTGACGTTGCAACTGCAATGAAAATGCAAAAAGATGAAGTTAGACATAATATTGTTGGAGAAAACGAAAAAGGTGAAGCAATTAAAACACCAGGTCATGAACTTGCTACTACTATTAACAAAGCCGATCGTGCATTATCAGATTTAAGTGCAGGAACAACAGAAGTATTTGGGAAATTAGTTGAAAAGTCTAACAGCCTTGTACAATCTTTTGGTAATCTAAATGAAGTATTAAAACCTAAAACTCAAGAACAGTCGCATCCAAGTGAATTGCTAGGCGGAGCTGTAGAACAATTTAAAGCTAAGATTCCATTCTATGATGCATATAATAAAGGCGTACAAAATCGATCTAATGAAAAAACTACAACTGATCAACTAGTTGCACCTGTAGAAAAAATAAGTCGTGCATCAGGATCTCCAACTCTTGATAGTTTTCTTAATGGTTCCGGTTCATTTAATGACATGTTTGAGCATTTTGATCCAAAAGGTACTCCTGCAGAGTTACATGGGACAGAATTAGTAGCAACACAAGCACAAATGAAGAAACTAGTTGAACAATTAGTTCCAAATATGCAAGCATCAGCTGCTCCTAAACCAGCAACGTCAACTTCTACTTCAGATCCAATTGGTCAATTAAAATTACCAGCAAATCCTGTACCAACTACTGCAACTGTACAACAAACTGTTGCACCTCCTACAGCTAAATCTGAATTTGAAACTAATTTTATTAAAACAGTTGCAGACCGTGTTGAAAAAACACTCGCAACTGCATTTGAACCTGCAGTAAAAAATTTACATGCACAAGCAGTAAAATCAGCACAGCCGCAGACTGCAGAAGTTAAACAACCTGAAACAAAAAAAGAAGTACCTAAAGTTGAACCCAAAGTTGAACCCAAAAAAGAAGAAGTTAAGAAAGAAGAAGTTAAACCAGTTGAACCAAAACCAATTGACGATAAATTTGCACAATTATCTAAAACTATTGACGCTGTTACTGGAGAAATTCAAACAGGCGGTATTAGAACTAAAGAAGGTGCTGAAAAAATGGCATCTCTTGGCCCAGCTGGTATGGATTTACAAAAAGCAATACTAGCACACAAGAATGCAACTACTGATCAACAAAAAGCTGATGCAATTAACGCAGAAACCACTGCAGTTGCTAAAATTAAAGATTATCAAAGCAGTAAAGCAGCAACTGATATGCAAGTATATGCATCAAAAGAGAAACTTAAAACTGAAAATACTATAGCACCAATTAAAACAACTGCTGATCTTAATAAAATGTTGTTTGGGAATGAAGAAGGACTTAAAACATCTTTAACTCCTGCGCCTAAAGATGAAAAAGATAAAGAGAAAGCAAGATTAGAAGGACAGTCAATAATTGATCAAATGTCAAAACAGTCACCTATTAATGGTATGATGACTGATATGAAATCATTTGTTCAAAATACTGAAAAGAATGGTGACGTTATATCAAGTAAAATTGCCGAATCAGTAAAACTTCCTGACTTTGAATCTACCTTTAAAGGGTTGTCTGAGCAAATAAGTGGTTCTATTACTACAGTGTTACCATCACTTGACAACACCGATCAATTAAAAGATGCTATGGAGATATTTAAGTCTCCTGATTACACTGAATTCTTTACATCTATGACTGATAACTTATCATCTGTAGTAGATAATACCGGTGATGCATTAGAAATAGACGAAGATACAGAAGATGATAGTAGTAGCATGTTTGATAGTTTACCTGATTTTGGTGAAATATTGTCCGATGCAGGTAACTCTATATCAACTGGGTTTGATGATATGTTTTCTGATGATGAAAAACCAGAAGAAGGCAAAGACGAATCATCGATTCTTGATGGATTTCCAAGTGTATCAGGAATGTTTAATAGTATAGGCAACAGTTTATCTAGTGCATTTAAGTCTGATAAACCCTCTGCTACTAGTGGCAATGTAAAATATGAAGAAATTCCTCAAGCAGAAATAGAAGCTAGGAACAAAAAACTTCAAGCTACTATTGGACAAAAAGAAACTAATCCGTCTGTATTACAGGAATTAGCTGCAGAACGTGCTAGACAAGCAGATTCCACTAGATATAAACAAAAAGAAGTACCGAAGCCAGAGATTGCTAAGATTAATGACACACATCAAACGACTGCAACTATTAAATCGCATGATTTAAGCCATCCGTCGATTTCTGCTCAATCATTAAAACATACTGAACAGCATACTGCACCTAAACCACCGGTTATTGAACCACCTAAACCGGTAGAGCAACCTAAACCATTAGTTGCTGCAATACACGAAACTACATTAAAAGATCTTCATGAAGCTCTGATGCAGTTAAATAAGACTATGGGCCAAATGGCACAACATACTGATAATATCAGCTCAAATAGTAGAAAACAAATCGATGCAACATCAAGTTTATCTAATAGTAGATGGTAATCAGAGCATATTATACAGTAAACTCCAAATAAGGAATAATTTTAATGACATGGCGAAAACACTTTACACCAGTTGATAATGATTACGAACATAACCGGTCATCAAACAACTCTCAGAATTCAAAAGCAGGACCTGCTAGGACTAACTATTCAAGTTACCTACCTGATGTGTATACAGGTAGTCCTAATCGTGTTGAGCGATATCAACAATACGAAGTTATGGATAGTGATCCAGAAATTAATGCAGCATTAGACATTTTAGCTGAATTTTGCACACAAAAGCTAAAAGATGGCAAAAGTCCGTTTACAGTTAGATGGAATAGTAAAGCAACTAACTCAGAAATACGTATTTTAGGTGAATATTTACAACAATGGAATAAATTACAGCAGTTTGATACTAGAATATTCCGTATTGTTCGTAACGTATTCAAATACGGCGATGCTTTCTTTATTAGAGATCCGGAAACACAGAAGTGGCACTGGGTTGATAACAGTAAAATTGTAAAAATTATTGCAAATGAAAGCGATGGTAAGAAGCCAGAGCAGTATATCATTAAAGAGTTAGCTCCTAATTTTGAAAATTTAGTAGTAACACAGATAACACCTAATATTAATCCTAGACAAGCAGGTGGCGGAATGACATCTGGCGCTGGATATATGGGTGCACCTGGAGCTCAAAAAGGTGCAAGTGGTCCGTATCCTAGCTCAAGTTCTGGTTCTAGATTTGGTTTAGCTGAAACAGAACATGCAATTAATGCAGAACATGTTGTACATTTGTCATTGTCAGAAGGGTTAGATAACAATTTTCCGTTTGGTAACAGCTTATTAGAAAATATTTTTAAAGTTTATAAGCAAAAAGAGCTTTTAGAAGATGCTATTTTAATTTATCGTATACAACGAGCTCCAGAAAGACGTGTATTTCATATTGACGTAGGTAACATGCCAAGTCATTTAGCCATGTCATTTGTAGAAAGAGTTAAAAATGAGATACATCAACGTAGAATTCCAAGTCAAAGTGGCGGTGGGCAGAACGTAATTGACAGTGCATACAATCCTTTAAGCATAAATGAAGACTATTTCTTCCCGCAAACTGCAGAAGGACGTGGTTCTAAAGTTGAAACGTTACCAGGCGGTACTAATTTAGGTGAAATTGACGATTTAAAATTTTTTACAAACAAGTTATTTCGCGGTTTACGTATACCAAGTAGCTACTTACCAACCGGCGCAGACGATTCTCAAGCAAGTTTTAACGATGGTCGCGTAGGTACAGCATACATTCAAGAGCTACGTTTTAACAAATACTGTGAAAGATTGCAAAGTTTAATCACAGAAGCATTTACAAATGAATTTAAAATGTATATGTATGGGCGAGGTGTTAACATTGATGCAAACTTATTTGAATTAGCGTTTAATCCTCCAATGAACTTTGCTAGTGCTCGTCAAGCAGGACTAGATTCAGAAAGAATTAATACATTTAACACTATTCAAGCAGTACCGTTTATGAGTAAACGCTTTGCACTTAAAAGATTTTTAGGATTAAATGAAGATGAAATTGCAGAAAACGAAAGATTATGGGGCGAGGAACAAGGTAAAGGGCAGCCTACGCATACAGATGCCGCAGGAGAACTACGTAGTGCAGGGTTATCCGCAGCAGGCATGGAAGGCGATTTGGGAATGGCAGGAAATTTATCTGCTCCTGCTGATATGGGAATGGGTATGGATCAAGGAATGGGAGCAGGCATGGCGCCAGCAGCCCCTATGCCAGGTGCAGCGCCTCCAATGGGATAAATAGATATATGATACTTAGAGAACTTTTTTATATTGATCCTAACACTCGGAATGTAGCAAATGATTTGCGATATACTGAGGACAACGATAACTCTGCGATGCATCGGTCTGATACACGCAAAACGCGATTGTCACTTAGGCAAATTAACGAATTACGTAAGAGCAGTGAAGCTCATATTTTAGAACAAGAAGTTGAATTACAGTTTGTTAATGCAATGTATTCTACTCCAGCCCCGGCTGCTTAAAAAAATCTAAAACGATTCAAAAACCACCGGTTTGACCCTATTTTTACCTTCTTTTTTATAAGTAGTGTAAATATAAGACAGCCTTGTAGAAAAATAGAATATCACAGGAGATTAACATGACTGACCGTACAAAATTTGAAGCCATGCTTGAGGCCTTGATCAATGAAGATCATGAAGCAGCAAAAGATATATTTCACAACATTGTAGTAGGTAAATCTCGCGAGATTTATGAAAAATTGTTAGCAGAAGAATTTGAAGAAGAAGAAGTTGACGAAGCATTTGGCGACGAAGAAGAAAGCGACGACGAATTTGGTAGTGATGACGAAGAAGAAGGCGACGAAGAAGAAAACGATGACGAATTTGGTAGTGATGACGAAGAAGAAAACGATGACGAATTTGGTAGTGATGACGAATTTGGTAGTGATGACGAATTTGGTGATGAAGAAAGTGACGGCGATTTAGAAGACCGCGTTATGGATCTTGAAGATGCATTAGACGAATTAAAATCAGAATTTGAACAATTGTTAGCCGGTGAAGAAGACGAACCAGAACACGATGACATGTTTGGCGGCGATGATGAATTAGCTGGCGACATGGGCATGGATGACATGGGCGGCGAAGAAGAAGATGAATTCCAAAGCATGTTTGAATATGTAAACAAAGTTGCATTACCTAAACACGGTGATAACGGCGTTAACACAAAAAGTATGTTTAACAAACCTAAATACAATGACATGGGCGGTGTAGCTCCTAAATTTGGTAAAACTGCGTCAGGCGAAGGTACCAAAGGCGGATTATTAAATCCATCTACACAAGACTTAACTGCAGGTTTAGGAAAAATCCACAACCGTAAAGACAGTAAAGCTGGAAAAACAGCGTTCAAAACAAGAGAACCTGGTCACGGTGCAGAATCAAAAGGTAAACGCGAATCAGCTCCAAACACTAAAAGTTTGATTCCAGGAAGAAAGTAATCTATGTTACATCTCCGAGAAAACCTTAGCTTCAACGAAGCACAAATGATCGTTGAATCTGACGACAAGGAAGGAAAGAACCTGTATATGAGCGGTATTTGTATACAAGGTGGCATCCGTAACGCAAATCAACGTGTGTATCCTGTGAGTGAGATTGGCAAGGCTGTTAAGACCCTCAACGATCAGATTCAAAATGGTTATTCTGTGCTCGGAGAAGTAGATCATCCAGATGATCTTAAAATTAATTTAGATAGAGTTTCACATATGATAACTAACATGTGGATGGAAGGACCAAATGGTTACGGTAAACTTAAAATTTTACCAACACCAATGGGACAACTTATTAAAACAATGTTAGAAAGCGGTGTAAAGCTTGGAGTCAGTTCACGTGGTTCTGGTAATGTTAGCGATAACGGATCAGGCGAAGTATCAGATTTTGAGATTATTACCGTTGATATGGTAGCTCAACCAAGTGCGCCCGGCGCATATCCTACACCGATCTATGAACACCTTATGAATTCAAAAGGCGGTCTTAGTTCAATCCGTTTAGCGGAAGAGGTAAGAGGTGATGCAAAAGCGCAAAAATACCTCAAAGAAAGTTTATTAAATATAATAAACGGACTCCAATAGTAAAGGAGAATCACATGTTGGAAGCACTAAAAACTTTATTTGAAAACAATGTGGTTTCGGAAGAGATCAAAGAGTCGATCACACAAGCATGGGATCAACGTATTGTTGAAAACCGTGAAATTGTTGCTCAACAACTACGCGAAGAATTTGCTCAAAAATATGAACACGACAAAAACACTATGGTTGAAGCAGTAGATCGTATGATCTCTGAACAGCTATCAAGTGAACTTGGCGAGTTTGTAGCAGATCGTAAACAACTAGCAGAAATGAAAGTTAAATTTGCTAGAAAAATGACTGAAAGTGCAAAAACGGTTAACACATTTGTTACACGTCAATTAGCACAAGAAGTTAAAGAACTGCATGAAGATCAAATGACAATGGCTAATAAATTTGGCACATTGGAACATTTCGTAGTTGAAGCTCTTGCTCAAGAAATTACAGAATTTTATAAAGACAAACAGGATTTAGCCGAATCAAAAGTTCGTTTAATTCGTGAAGGTCGTCAAGAAATCAAACAAGTAAAAAAACAATTTGTTCAACGCGCAGCTGCAATGGTTGAAAGTGTTGTAGGTCAGACGTTAAATGCTGAAATTACATCATTAAAAGAAGACATCGACTCTGCTCGCCGTGCTGATTTTGGCCGCAAATTATTTGAAGCGTTTGCTAGCGAGTATCAAACTAGCTACTTGAATGATAAATCAGAAACTGCAAAATTGCTCAAAGTCATAGACATGAAAGATTTAGCCATCAATGAAGCTGCATCTGCAGTTATCAAAGCTGAAAGAATATTAGAAAGCAAACAAGCAGAAATATTTGCGTTGAAAGAATCGCAAGAAAGAAAATCGGTTATGAATGATCTGTTAGCTCCGCTTAATGCAGAGCACCGTGAGATTATGAGCGAATTGATGACGAGTGTAAAAACTTCAAAACTTAATGAAAGTTTTGAAAAATATTTACCCGCAGTTGTTGCAGGTAGAGCACCACAAAAAAGACAGGCTCTTGTAGAAGCTAAAGAAATAACAGGAAATAAAATTTCCACAACCACTCGTAGCAGCGAAGATGAATCGAACATTATCGATATCCGCCGCCTTGCTGGACTATAAAGATTTAGGAGAATTTAAATGTCAGAATTACTTAATGGCCGTTGGGCAGAAACAAAGCAAGCACTTTTAGAAGGCTTGTCAGGCACAAAAAAATCAGTAATGGGAGTTACACTTGAAAATACACGTAAGTATTTGATGGAAAGTCCAACTGCTGGTGCTACATCTGCTGGCAATATATCAACTTTAAACCGCGTGATTTTACCAGTAATCCGTCGTGTAATGCCAACCGTTATTGCTAACGAATTGGTAGGTGTACAACCAATGACTGGTCCTGTTGGTCAAATCCACACATTGCGTGTTCGTTATGCTGATAATGGTCAAGACGTATTAGCAGGCGAAGAAGCATTGAGCCCATTCAAAATTGCAGAAGCTTATTCAGGTAACAACAGTTCTACAGCAAAAGCTGCTTCAACTGCAACACTTGAAGGACAAGCTGGCAAAAAAATGAGCATTCAAATCTTGAAACAAACTGTTGAAGCAAAAACTCGTAAATTATCAGCTCGTTGGACTTTTGAAGCTGCACAAGATGCGCAAGCACAACAAGGTATTGACGTTGAAGCAGAAATTATGGCTGCATTAGCTCAAGAAATTACTGCTGAGATTGATCAAGAAATCATCGCTTCATTATTAACATTAGCTGGTTCAGACGTTGAAACATACAACCAAGCTGCAGTATCAGGTACAGCTACTTTCGTAGGTGACGAACACGCTGCATTGGCTGTTCAAATCAACCGTGTAAGTAACTTAATTGCACAACGTACACGTCGTGGCGCTGGCAACTATGCTGTTGTATCTCCATTTGCTTTAACAATTTTACAATCAGCTACTACTTCAGCTTTTGCTCGTACAACTGAAGGTACTTTCGAAGCTCCTACTAACACTAAATTTGTTGGTACTTTAAACAATTCATTGAAAGTTTATGTAAACAGCTATGCAACTGATGACAAATCAATCTTAATTGGTTACAAAGGTGGTTCAGAATCAGACGCACCTGCGTTTTATTGCCCTTACATTCCTTTGATGTCTTCAGGTGTTGTTTTAGATCCATCAACATTTGAACCAGTTGTATCGTTCATGACACGTTATGGTTATGTTGAACTTTCTAATACTGCGTCATCTTTGGGTAACGCTGCTGATTATTTAGGTCGTGTTGGTATTAACAACGGTAACGTTAGATTTAGCTAATATAAACTTAGGAATATATTATTTAAAAAGGCTCCTTTGGAGCCTTTTTTTATGATAAATACATCATGACAACACAATTCTATACACCTACAACAATTCAAGAAGTTACACCTACAGACGATTATTTGATGCAACCTATTATAGGATGGAATCACAATGGCGCAATATCTGATAACAACTATGCTGTTAGCAAGCAACCGCTTTATACTATTAGTGGGTTGTGGATGGAGAAATATCTCAGTCATACTAGCGAGCTATGGTGTACTGGACTTAATATTCCAGACAATGGCCAACAAGTAGTAGGAATAGAATTTTCATTATTAATGCATAGATTTTCTAGAATTGAAGATTTGCGCTTACAATTAATACTAAACGGTGAAGCAATAGGCGATAACATGGCAAGCCCAGTTGATCCTGTACAAAGTAACATGTACACAGGTGATAATAGTCCATTACTTCCTATAATAGGCGACTCAAATGTTTATGGTGGGCTTAATAACTTGTGGGGAACTACTAATTTAACTAGTGCAGATGTTGCAGATCCGTCATTTGGAATTATAATTAGTTTTCGCAGTAATCAAGTATATCCACATCGCGATATAGCGCAGATAAATCAGATCGCGTTAGGTATCACCTACGGATAAATACTTAGTCATTCAAGTGCTGCAATTGCAGACTTATGCAGTACCCACTGCGTATGGCTTAAAACGTCAAAGGAGAAAAACAATGGGACGTCCATTAAATAAAAAATATTTTGGTAACCGCAACGTCGGTTCAGCATCAACTACTGCAGATGACGGCATCGGCGGTAAAAGCGTAGCAAGCATTCCTGTTACTACTGCTAGTTCATACACTACTCGTCCGTTAGTAACATTAACCGGTGCACCTAATTTACTTAGCGGTGTAGCTGCAACTGCAACTATTACTTCAGAAGCAGCTACTGGTGCAACTACTACTCCGGGTACAGGTTATACTGTTGGCGACACTCTTACATTATCAACTGCAGGCGGAACAGCTGTTGCAGTTGTAGCTAGCATCACTGGCGGTGGCGCAACTGGCCCAATTGGCGTAGTTAACTTTACAGGTACAGGCGCAAGTCGTGGTAGTTTTGAAGCATTACCTGGTGTTAAAGTTGCTGCAGTTGGCGGAACTGGCACAGGCGCTGAAATTACTATTACTTTCCAAGCTAAATCAGTAAAAGTATTACCTGGTTCAGGTTACACAACTACAACTCCAACTGCAGCAGCAACACAATCTGTTGTATTAGGAACAGTGGTAATGACTACTCCAATTGCAAATACTGCTACAGTAGGTTCAGGATTTAATCCAGAGTCTGCTATCATTGCATCTGCATATACTAGTTCAAGTAGTAAACAAGCTGATATTATTAAACAAGTTTCAACTTATCGTTATAAAGTAAAAACATCTGATGGTACAGTTATTGCAAAATTAGTAACAGTTGCAGCAGCTGCTCCCGGGTCTGATGGTATTAATCAAATGACAATTACAGCAACCGATAGTGGTGGATTTACATACTACGTTCAAAAACTAACTTCACGTAAAGCAGCTATTGTTCCTTACGGTATTGGTACTCATCAGTTTCCGCTTAATTCAGACAACACCGCAAAACGTGTACAATGGACATTAGGCACTGCAGTAGCAAACACATCAGTAAAATTAGAAAACGGTTAATTAAAACAATGCGAAGGGGTCGCAAGACCCCTTTTTGAGGAATATAAATGTCAAGAATATTAAAAGTTAGCCAGGGAGATTATATAGTTCAAACATCTGGTGAAATTAAATTATCACCAGGTTCTACAGTAACTATTAACGGTAACCTTACAGTTACAGGTACGACTACTTCTGTTTCATCTGACAATACTACACTTAAAGATAACATAATTGTTTTAAATAGCGGTGAAACAGGAAGCAGCATATCTCTAGGTTCATCAGGTATTCAAATTGATCGCGGAAAATTGTTAACTAACCCTATTGCAGCTCGTATACTATTTGATGAAACAATAGAACACACGCCGTATGGAGCAGCCAATGTTGGATCTTTTGTTTTAGATACTGCAATTGAAACAACTCCTGGTACGTGGGAACGGACATTAAGTAATTTACAAGTAAATGCAATTGAACTTAATACAGTTGCAACAAACGGCAGCGGGATAACATTTAATTTAAAAGATACTAGCACAGTATTATCAATTGAAGTTGATGCAGATTCAACACCGTATCACGAAAGACTGTCATCACCTAATCAAATTCCTAATGTTAATTTTGTTACTGAATATGTATCAGCAAGTCTCTTATCAGCTAATCAAATTGCAACAACTGATACTAATAATGATATATTGTCACAAGTATTGTCAACTAGTGAGTCAATTGAATTTTACATAGCCGAAACAAAAGTTGGTCAATTTAAATCAACCGGATTACAGGTTGACGCAATTGTAAATTTAACTACAACAACTGCTGGTACAATTGATAACATGTCAATTGGTGCAACTACTCCAAGTACCGGTAAATTTACGTCTTTAGAATCAACAGATCATGTTACACTTACTGCATCTAATTCAAATATTATTGCTATCACATCCGGTTCTCTTGGTTCAATTAACAACATGTCAATTGGTGCAACTACTCCAAGTACCGGTAAGTTTACTAATGTAGCAGTAACAACAGATATAAAAATTCCATCAGGAACTACAGCTACACGCCCGGTAGTTACGAGCGGCACTACACCGGCTGGTAATCTACGATACAACACAGATATCAGATCTTTTGAAGGATGGAATGGAGCAATATGGGGAGCAGTCGGCGGTGGGTTGCAATCAACACCTGGCATTATTATTGAAAACTTTACAGCATTATCAAACAACTTAGTTAGAGCAGATTCGTCAAATGGGTCGTTTACTATTACACTACCAGATGCACCAAATGACGGCGATGTTGTAGGTGTTATTGACGTTTCAAATTCGTTTGGAACAGCTGGTAAAGAAGTTTATGTTGTTCCTGGAGCAATTGGCAGTATTGAAGGAACTAGCTCTGTAATATTAGATTTAGATAGCACGTTTGTAACATTTGTTTACATTAGTAGCGGAACAAACTGGAAACTTGAACAAACTCCTGCAGGTCCAACCAGCGGCTCAGTAGGTTTAACAAATTTTAATAGCCGAGTAATATCTCGAGCTACAACTACTAGTGCAGCAGCAACTCCGTTAACATTTGACGGAGGATTACCGACTGCTAATAATCAACTAGTACTACCAAATAACAGCACTTTTACTTTTTCTATATTAGTCACTGCAAGACGAACAGATCAAATCGGTGAGTCAGCAGGCTATAAACTTGAAGGAGTAATTTCGCGAAATAGTCTCGCCGGAACTACTGTATTAATCGGAACACCTATTAAAACAGTGTTAGGCGAAACTACTGCTGCATGGGATTGTAATGTCTCGGCAGATCTAAGTAATGGCGGGTTAGCAATAATTGCAATCGGCGAACTGAACAAAACAATTAAATGGGTCTCAGTATGTAATACTGCAGAAGTCCTATTTTAATTTTAAAATAAAACCGTATATCAACAAGGAATTTTAAATGTCAATAAATCTTTCAAGCATTCTAAAAGGAGGAACACTACCAGTTATCCACGGTGGTACTGGAGTAACTGTTTCAACAGGTTCTGGAAGTCTTGTGCTATCAACAAGTCCTTCATTAGTTACTCCTGATTTAGGAATTGCGACTGCTACTTCTGTTAATAAAGTTGTATTCACAACTCCGTCCTCTGATGCAACTTTGACATTAGCCGGTGGAAAAACATTAACAGTTAATAACACACTAACGTTTAACGGTACAGATAACTCAACAGTGTTGTTTAGCTCAGGCGGAACAATAATTTATGCTGCAGATAAACTTTCTGCATTTACATCATCATCGTCATCTGCTGATTTAGCAGGTATTATTAATGATGAAACTGGTTACATAACAGGTGCAAAATTAATGTTTAGCACTAGCCCGCAAGTAACTACATCATTAACAACTAATTCGGTAAGTTTTGATTTGATTAATACTACTGCAAGTACTGTAAATTTTGCAAAAGCTGCAACTGCACTTAGCATAGGCGCATCGACTGGAACTACAACTGTTAATAATAATTTACAAGTTGCTGGAAACATTTACTTTAACGGAACTGCTAGTCAACTTAGCTCAACAACTATTGAAGTTGCCGATACGTTATTAATGTTAGCTAAAAGTAACCCAGCAGACTTAGTTGATATTGGTGTATACGGGTCATATGTTTCTTCAATTACTAACAATGTAACATACACTGGCTTAATAAGAGATGCAAACGATAATGGCACATGGAAGTTGTTTAGTAGGCTTACTGAGAACCCAACTACTACTGCAGATTTTAATACTGCAGTTTATGATAACTTAAAAATAGCTGCATTAACTGCAACTACTGGTAACTTTTCAGGACAAATAACATCAACACTTGCAACAGGTACTGCACCATTTTCAGTTGTGTCAACTACTCCAGTTACAAATTTAAGTATTGGTGGTAACGCTGCTACTGTTACAACCAACGCAAATATGACAGGGCCAATTACAGGAACTGGTAATGTTACCTCTATTACAAGTCAAACTGGTACAGGTACTAAATTTGTTGTTGACACTAGTCCAACGTTAATTACTCCTGTATTAGGAGCAGCAACTGCAACGTCTATAAACGGTTTAACAATATCAAATTCAACTGGTACATTAACTGTTGCAAATTCTAAAACATTAACTGCAAGTAACACACTGACATTTACAGGCACTGATACATCAACTGTTGCATTTGGTGCAGGCGGTACTGTTGTATACACGAGCAATAACTTATCTGTATTTTCAACTACTACATCTGCTCAATTAGCAGGTATTATTTCAGACGAAACTGGCACAGGGGGATTAGTATTTGCAAATACTCCAACATTAATTACACCAGAAATTGGTGCTGCAACTGGTACATCTGTTGTATTAACTAGCGATTCAAAAATTAACGGATTAACAGTTGGTAAAGGTGCAAGCAATATTGTAACCAACACTGCAGTTGGTTATCAAACACTGTTAACTAACACATCAGGAGCACACAATTCTGCATTTGGCTACCGATCACTTACACTAGCAACTATTGCAGCAAACAATACTGCAATTGGCGATTCATCAATGGCATTAACAGTTGACGGTGGAGACAATGTTGCAATTGGTTTTAAATCATTATTAAGCAATACTTCAGGTGCTCAAAATGTTGCAATAGGGGCATTTGCAGGTTACAATCTTGGTACTAATGCAAATACTACAGGGACTAACAACACATATATTGGATATCGTACAATTGGATCAGCTGCTGCGAATACAAACGAATTAGTAATTGGTGCAAATGCAGTTGGCTTAGGTTCTAACAATACTGTACTTGGTAACACTAACACAACTAACACAACAATTTACGGTGCGCTTTCAATACCCAATACTACTGCATCATCAAGTTCTATTACAGGTGCATTAACAGTTGCCGGCGGATTAGGAGTTTCTGGAGACATTTATGTTGGCGGAAATCTAACGGTAGACGGCTTAGTTACTACTATTAATTCTAGTACAATCACAGTTGATGATAAAAATATTGAATTAGGATCAACAGCAACACCAACTGACGTAACAGCAGACGGCGGCGGTATTACATTAAAAGGGTTAACTGATAAAACATTTACGTGGTATGCGGCATCTAATAGTTGGGTAAGTAACGTTGGCATTAAAGCAGACAGTATTCAAAATACACCAATTGGTTCAATTACTCCTAGTACAGGCGAGTTTACTAGTGTTACTGTTGAAGATGCAGGAAATTTAATATTTAAAGAATCTGCAATTAACGGCGTAAATTATATTACTATTAAATCACCAAACAGCGTTGCAGTTGATTATGTGTTAACATTACCGGCATCTCAAGGCGCTCGCGGGCAAATATTAACCAATGTCGGCACAGGACAATTAGAGTTTACTGATGCTGATGCGTTTGGCGGCAACAGAATCTACGCATCATCAATAAAAGGTGACGATAATAACGACGGTATTTCTGCTCCAGTTAGAACAATTAAACGTGCATTGCAGATTGCATCAGGATATGTATATAACTCGATAGGTGCAGTAACAGGAGACCGTGTTGTAGTATCAGTGTCAACAGGATCTTATGTAGAAAACAATCCAATGATTATTCCTGATAACGTTAGTGTAATAGGTGACGCATTAAGAGCATGTTTAATTAGACCTGCAAACGCAAATAAAGACATGTTTAGATTGCGTAATGGCGGTTACTTTGCAGAATTTACATTTAGAGACAATATAACAGCGTTAGGGGTTGCATCGTTTACATGGGCATACGCTTTTGCATTTGATGATGTATTTGATACTGGATGTAGTCGTGTAGGATATATTAACTTACCAAGTACTAAACCTATCATGACATTGTCACCATACATTCAAAATTGTTCTATTATTAGTTTCTTAGGCGGTAATGGTGCATACGTAGACGGGAGTAAAGTTTCTGATCCTAACGTACCAACTAGCTTATTAGAAGTAGAAATTAACCCAACAGGTGCAGTTCCAGTACAATGCAAATCAATGATCGCTAACGCGTTTACTATGGTTACATTTGGTGGTACTGGCTGGCGTGTAGTAAATGAAGCATATGTCCAGTTAGTATCATGTTTCCAATTATTTGCATTAAACGGTGTTTATACACAAAGCGGCGGCTATGCATCTATTACAAACTCTGCAACTAACTTTGGTAAGTACGCACTTCGCTCTTCTGGATTTTCGCCAACTGCGTATACCTATGATAGAGGTTTTGTTGCAGCAGTTGGTTCTTCAGGTAGTGATCAGAATATTACAGCAATTGGGTTTACAAGACCAAACGGTCCTGTTGAACAGTATGTTATTAGAATTTATGATAACAATGCATTCACATATAACGTAGCAATATGCCAACGTGATGTTGGGTTTATTATTGATGCAATTAGTTATGATATGATGTTTGGATCTAACTTTAGATCGATTAGTGCTGCAAAAACTTACTATTCTGCACAAGCATCAACTGTAATTGGATTACAAAAAACTGCAACAATAGCGGCATTTACGTACTTACGAGATTACGTTGCTAATGCAGTTAACGGTGACCCAACTGCAGGTACATCTGTTATTACTAATATGAATATTATTAATAATATTATCGATACTGGATTAAGCAGTATTCCTGCATACGTGTTACCTATTCCTCCTAATCGTGCTGCAGGATATTTAAATGCTGCAAGATTGTTTTATGCTAATAAATCATTTATCCAATACGAAGTTGTTGCATTTTTAAATACAAATTATAATACATTATGGAATACAACTTTAAACTCAACACAACGCTCACAATGTACTCGTGACATAGGATATGTAGTTGATGCAATAAACTACGATTTAACGTATGGCGGTAACTTAGAAACTGCAGTATCTGCTCGTATGATGAAAAATCAACTAACTGGCGTACTAGTTGAACCACCAAGTGAAACTGCTGCTATTACTGCTGTATATTCTAGACTATACAGCATTGCTGAATACATAGTAACAAATTCAACATCATGGATTAAATCAACCGGTAACGTAGCAACGCAGTACATTAGTGGTACTGCTGCAACACTTGATGCAATTAATGCCACAAAAGCACGTTTAGAAGAAATGAGAGTAATGGTAAGTACTGGAGTTGAACCAACAGTATTGTATCCAGATACAACATGGGTTTCAAATGCAAATTTAGTTACTCAGTATTCTATTTTACAAACTAATAAAGATGCAATTAAAGGTTTTGTTACTGATTATATATCAACACAATATGGTGCAACTGATAAAACATCAGAATATAAAATGCAATCGCCTGGTTATGTATCTGTAAACATTAATGCAATAACCGGCATAGACTTAACATCAAATGTATTTACTACTAGTGTAAATCACGGATTTAGTAACGGTGACACCGTTGTTTATAATAGCACAGGTCATAGTCCAATTGGCGGAATGTTTACTGGTGGCACATACTATGTATTGTACTTAAATGCACTGCAATTTAAATTAGCACACGATAATAGTTTAAGTATTTTACTTGATATTGTATCTACTAGCACAGGTATCCATACATTTGTTAAAAATCAATACGAATTGTGTGTTAATGCAGTGTCTGCCTCTCATAATACATTCCAAACGCTAGTGTTAATATCAAATTTGCATACGTTTGAACCTGGTGATCAAATTGAAGCTACGGTTAGTGGATTCCCAGCAAATGCAAGTGTATACAGTTACGATGGTGCAACTACAATAGTAGTTGCTATTAATCAAGTTACTATTAACTCAGCACTAGTTCGTAAATTATTCATCGGTGGCAGTTCTACAATTATAAAAGTTAATTCTGCAGACGGTACATCAACTGTGTTTAGTCCAGGAATTGCAGTAAATACTGCAACACTACGAGCTGATTTGTATGCTGCAACATTTAATGTTGTACCAACCCTAATTGGTGGATCATTTGATAATACCGGAACAATGGTAGGTAAACAGATTTACTTCCATAGAGCAAGTATTATTAACTCGTCAAGTCATACTTGGGAATATGCAGGATCAGGCATTGATTATAACGCATTACCGGTCAATGGCGGGAGATCTAATCCATTATTTGAACAACAACAAGAAAATGCAGGCCGTGTTTATACTTCAGGTACAAATGAACTAGGCGACTTTAAAGTTGGTGATTTTATTATTGCGTACAACAGAACAGGTAATATTGAATTTAAAAACACAGTTACTGTTAGTCAATTAAACGTATTAAAATTAGCATTAAGTGATATTTCAGTTAACGCAATTAGTAACGATATTGGATTAGGCGAAAACGAAGTAGGTGGCCCAACTGACAACAAATTAAGTACCCAATTATCAATATGGACTTATGCAAATACTCGATTAGGCGCATTTATTGATAAGTCAGTTAGTACTAATGCAATTCCTGGTGCGCTTGTACAATTAAATGCAACAGGTCAGATTAATTCTGATTTAATTCCTGCACAACGTACTGCAGCATCAATTATTACATCAGGTTACCGTTCAAGATTACTTGCATACGAAGATGTGCCGCCTTTCAACTTCTTATCAGGCGATGGCAGTACAGAAGATTTCCAAATAGTTACATTAACATTAAGTTTACCAATAACTGCGTTAGACGGTGCAGTAGTTACACAATCAACTAGCGGAGCATCTGGTTTATTAAAAGGAAATCATACTAACGCTACTTCAATATTAGTTGCTAGTGCTACTGCTACATTTATTACGTTATTTGATACTACTGCCGCTCATGTTTTAATTATTAATTCTAATTCTGCACCAAGTACAACTGGAACTGCTGTGTATTGTACAACAGTTGGCACTGCAATTGATGCAACTGATAACAATGTATTACGTAATTCAGCAACTAGTCAATATTTAGTAGTACCAGCTGGCTCTTATACATATACGTATGTTAACATTAATAAAGTTCTTCGATACAATAATATTTCGTATCTAGAAACTAGTTCATCTCATTCTTTAGTAACAAATAATCGAGTTAAGATATCACCAGCTATATTAAATTCGTATGCTGCTACCCCGTTAGTTACAGTATTAAGTTCTACTAGAATTAGATATGCAAATACCGGAACACAAACAACCGCAGCTGCTACAACAACTGCAACTACGACTATTATTGCCGGAACTGGAAGTTGCACTGCATCTGTTGCAGCTGCAAGTGTAACAGGCACATTTGCAAATGGTGATTATGTATTCAGTACTGGATCACCTACATTGCCACTTGGATCTGTTATATCAGGAGTGTCCGGAACTACAACACTCACATTTACAATTACATTCCCATCTAGTGGTGATTCAGTTTCGTCCTCATCGACTGCAACGTTAGTATTCATTAGACCAATTACTGAAACAGGAACAGTAAAAACAGTAATAACAGCAGTAAACAACCATGCACAAGGTGAAGTTACTGAACTGCGCACAGGTATGGCAACAGCTGTTAATAACTTAGCAATCACTAGTGGTAACGGCTATGTATCAGGAACATATCTTAAAGTTCCATTAACATCAAGTACTGGATCAGGTGCGTTGGCTAATATTACAGTTACTCAAGGGTCTGTATCTACAGTTGATTTAACTTTTGCCGGTACTGGATATCCATCCAATACCATATTTAGTGCTTCACCTTCTAATTTAGGTGGAACAGGTGCAGGATTTGAAATTCCTATATCAGCTATTGAAACTAGAATTTACATTAACAATATTGCTGGAAATATGTTCATTGGGTCACCAACAGCACCTGACTTTACTAGTGATAACAATAGTGCATCAGTAACATTTACTGCAGCCGGTACTATTGTTAAGTCGTTTGATGCAGTTTCAAATGTAAACTATGGTACAAACAGAATTACAATTGCAACACACGGGTTTGTTAATGGCGATTGTGTAATGTATAGTCCACTAGCTAATGCATCTATATCTGGGTTATCGTCAGTAATTCCATATTTTATTAAAAGAATTGATGCTAATACTGTTGAATTATATGCAGAATATTATCTAACTAATATTATAGCACTTGGTACTAGCTCAACTGGAACCCATACATTAACAATTAATTCAATCAATACAACAAACAATAGATTTTATGTTGTATCACACGGGTTATCAACTGGTGCTTCAGTTACAATGTTAGGTAGCAATCTACCATATGTCGGTACTGATCAGATTAGTAACTACGAAACATTCTTTATTGGATCTGTAACTACTAATACATTTACGCTGCATATGATTATAAGTGATGCGCAGGCTAGTACACTAGGTGCAATCATTGCTCCGGTTGATATTACCAGTATTGGCGGCAGTACAATATCGTTATTACATAACCAAGTTGAGATTACTGGATATTCAAACACTAGTAGTAAAACATTAGCTAACTGGGGATTGTTAACATCGTCAAGTATTGATGCAAGCAATATTGTGTCAGGCGTGGTTGCAACAAGTAGATTAGCATCGGCAGGAACTGCATCTAGTACAACGTTCTTGAGAGGTGATTCAACATGGTCAACTGCAGTTACTAGTGTACAGCTTGGAACTGGCAGTGTACTAACCTTATCAGGCACTGGTGGTATTCCGCCACAAGTATTTGGTGCGGTAACAATTGATGTTTCAAAAACTACAGCTCCAGCAGATTCAAGTACATACTCATCGTTAGGTGTTGCTAGTTTTAATGTTAGTCAATTTGCTGTCGGTACTGGACTTACTGCAGGGCAAGTGTATATTAAATCAAATACAATAGATGCAGGAACATTGAACGGTAATCTTCCATCATATTTTACAGATCCAAATAATTTATCTTCAGCAATACCGCTTAGTAAAGGCGGAACTGGAATAACAACTTACGTTTCTGGTGATATGATTTACGCAAGTACAACATCAAGTTTAAATCAGCTTGCAATTGGACCAGCAGGCACTATTTTATCTAGTAATGGATCAACACCGTACTGGTCTACATCGTTATCGGTAGCAACTAACCTTAACACTGGTGCAGGATCAGTAACTACTACTAATGCAGGTGCTGCAAATGTGTTTAATTCAAATGCATTAACTCTTAATATTGGCGGATCAGCAACTAGTGTTTACTTAGGTGCGTCGTCAACTAATATTACGTTAAATGTGAAAAATTATACAACTAATGGATCAGCAAGTACAACAGTTTCAGCAGTATTTGGCTTGTCAGTAGGAATTAGTACAGTTGCTAGAAATATTAGCGATGTGTCAACTATTGTTACCAACACAGCACACGGCTTATCAACCGGTGATTTAATTACAGTAATTTGCTCTTCTAATAATACATTTAATGTAAAAAATGTAGCAGTTTTAGCCATTGTAAACACTACAACATTTACATACACTAATGTTGGCTCGTTAACTACAACAGTCTCAGGTACTGGCAGTGTATATATTGGTGGGTTAGGTGTTAGTTTAGCAGTAACTGCAGTAAATACCGATACAAAATTAGGGTTTGCTACTACTAGTGGAATTGTTATTGGTCAAGTAGTAGTTGGTGATAGTCACATTCCTGCTAATACTACAGTAATTGGAATTGACAGTTCGTATGTATACCTTAGTGCAGCACTTACAGATATAATTGTGTCGCCGGCAACTATTGTGTTTATGCATACTAATGCAAGTTTAGGCATTGTTGCTGGAAATCGAATAACAATTGCTGGTTCAGGTTTTGCTAATTTAAATGGAACATGGCCAGTTACTAGCGCAAGTACAAGTTCACCATCGTTTAGCATTGTTATTTCTAGTGCAATAACTGCAACCAATGCACCAAAAGTTGGTACAATTGTAAAAGCTAATTCATTAGTATTAAAAAATAGAAATGTAACATTTGGAAGTAGTGAAGCAAGTTCATCGCCAGTTGGTGCTACATTAACAGGTGAAAATGCAGTTGGCACTAATGTTGCAGGCGTAGATTTTACTATTATTCCAGGAACCGGAACAGGTAATGCTGCAGCAGGTAATTTTGTAGTAAAAACAGGTGACACTGGATCATCAGGAACTGCACCGCAGCCTGCAACTACTAAACTGTCAATTGACAGTGCAGGGTTAGCAACATTTACACATTCAGTTGTTGTTAATGATGATATTGAAGTTCACGGTGTTGAAACTACTATTACTAATACAACAGTAACTCCTGTTAAATCATTCTCAGCAGCAGCATATAGGAGTGCTAAAATGATATTTCAAATAACTTGTACTTCTGGAACAAATGTTAATACATATCAAATAGGTGAAGTATTAATTATTCACGACGGTACTACTGCATATATGGCAGAATACGGTGATATTAAAACTGGCGCAAATATGCTAGCAACATTCACTTGTGATATTGACGGGTTAAACAACGTTCGAATTTTAGCACAAGCATTAACTGGTGATACAATTAAAGTTAGAGTAGTAAGTAGTTTAAACATAATATAAATACTGCATATTAGCAGGAAAAGGAGATCGAATGGCTATAGCAGATTTTGTCGTTAAGCACGGTACAACCGTTAACGAACTAGCAACTTTTAATTCAACTACCGATGCAACATCAACATCGTCGGCTGCATTAACTGTAGCAGGCGGTGCTGGCATCGCAAAAAGCCTCATTGTTGGAGGAAGTATTAACACCACAAATACTGCAGCTAGTACTGCGGCATGGACAACAAGTGGTGTTAACTTAAAATTATCAGCACGTACTTATACAGATACAACTAGTATATCGGCAGTTCCAGCTAGTTACGTTAACGCAGTTTTAGCACCAACATTTGCAAGTACTAATGTAATTACAATTGCAAATGCTGCAAATTTATTTGTCGATGCACCAGTTGCTGGTACAAACAGTACATTAACAAATGCGTGGGCTATTTTAGCAAATGGAAAAATTAAAGCATCTGATTTTACTGGAACAATTGGTGCTACTACTGCATCATCTGGTGCATTTACAACAATATCTGCAACTGGACAAATAACATCAACTATTGCAATTGGGACTGCACCATTTATAGTTGCATCAACTACTAATGTTGCTAACTTAAATGCTAGTTCATTAAATGGTTCTACATTTGCTGCACCCGGTGCACTTGGTTCTACAACTGCAAGTACCGGTAGATTTACAACAGTTGAATCAACTATTGCAGCTGGGACTGCTCCATTTATAGTTGCATCAAATACTGTTGTTGCTAACTTAAATGCTAGTTCATTAAATGGTTCTACATTTGCTGCACCTGGTCCTATTGGTGCAACTACTGCAAGTACTGGTGCATTTACTACATTAACTACTACAGGTGATACTACAATTGGTGGTAATTTAACAGTTAATGGTACTACTGTAACAGTAAACTCGTCAACAATAACAGTTGATGATAAAAATATTGAATTAGGTTCTGTTGCCGCAGTTACAGGTATTACCGGAACTATTACTAGCAGTGCATTGTCAACGACTATTACTAATCTAAGCACAGTTACTGGTTTAATACCAGGAATGTTGTTAACTAAAACTGCCGGAACTGGTGTGTTTGGTACAACCCCTTTAATAATTAGCATCGATAGTGCTACACAGATAACAATAACTGCTATTAGTTCTAACACGCTAGGAAGCATTACATTTAATGCAAGTGGTGCAACAAATGATACAGCTAACGGCGGCGGTATTACATTGCGAGGAGCAACTGATAAAACTATTATATGGGATTCTGCTGCTAACTGGACATCTAGTGAAAATTGGAACATTGCTACAAGTAAAACTTATAAAATTAATAATGTTAACGTATTAACAGCATCTGCAGTGCTTAATGATTCAACTCAAACTACGGTATCGGTTGGTAGTTATGCAACTACACTTAATTTAGGTGCATCAAATAGCGGAAACGCATTTGTTAATAATAACGTGTTATATGTTGGCGGTGCAACGTCATTATCGACTGCATCGGCCGGTATTGAAGTTGGCGGCGGCAGAACAGGTAGCGGCGATTCTTATGTTGATTTAACAGCAGATACTACGTATGTAGACTTTGGTGCAAGATTTATTCGATCATCCGGTGCAACCGGTGTTACAAAAATAGTTACGCGTGGTACCGGTAATCTTACTCTTGAAACTAATGAAGCTGCTCCAATAACGTTTAATACAACTGCAACTGAAAGAATGCGTATTGATTCTAGTGGTCGCGTATTAATTGGCAATTCCACCACCACCGGCGCTGCAGGATTACAATTATGGGGTATTGATGCAGCGGCACAACAGCATATTCGACGCTACTCAAATGACGCTGCCGGAGCATCAATTAATCTCTTTAAAGGTCGGGGTGATGCAACAACATCTGCGATTGTCCAAAATGGAGATTCTTTAGGTTACATTGGATTTTCCGGCCATGATGGCTCGTCTACCTTACCTACCGCAACTATTTTCACCGCACGTATTGAAGCAGTAGTGGACGGTGTACCTGGTACTAGTGATATGCCTAGTAGATTGGTGTTCAGCACTACGCCCGATGGCTCGGCTACATTAACTGAAAGTATGCGTATTGATTCTAGCGGTAATGTTGGAATTGGGGTTACTCCGAGTGCTAGATTGCAAGTTGTTGGTTCTACAGCAATTAGTTCTCAAGCAAATGTTGCTGCCGTTATTGGTGCAAACATGACATCTGACTTGTTATTAGGGTCAATAAATGGTAATGCACCATTTATTGCATCACAAGGTGCATATCCGTTATTAATGTATACAAATGCAACTGAAAAAATGCGAATTAATAGCGACGGTAACGTTGGTATTGGTACACCTGCAGGAAGTGATTCTGCGCTGCAAGTTAATAAACCAATTACTACTGGTACTAACGAGTATGCAATACGCACGTATGTAACAGTACCGTCAAATATTACCGGTACTCATTTTAGTTTTAACTCATCTGCATTTACTGCAGCTACACCATTTACGTTATCTAACTATGTACATTATATTGCAGGGCAAGCTCCACCAGGGCAAGGGTCTATAATCACTGCCCAGTATGGGTTTTCTGCAGACTCTTCGTTAACAAGTGCTACTAATAACTATGGTTTTTTTAGTAATTTAACTGCTCCAACATCAGGCGGAACAACTGCTGCTACTATTTCAACTATTTCTAGTAGTACAACAACTGTTACAATTAATACTAGTGCAGCACATGGTTACTCAAGTAACCAAATAGTTACTATTGCTGCAACTGCATCTGCATCTGCGTTAACCAGTGGCGCATCTGTTACTATTTTAACTCCGGGAAATACTACCTGGGCAAATATTGGTGCTCCGGCAAGTACTGCCGGAACTACATTTACAACAACTGCAGCAGGATCAGTAGCTGGTGTAACTGGTACAACCGGAACGGTTATTATTAATGCACAAGGTAGCGGTAAAACAATTACAGTAACATCAACTACTGCGTTTACATACACTTCTACATCTGCAACATTTACTGCAATCTCAGTAACTGGCACAGTAACTGTTGCTAAAAACTGGAACTTATATGTAGCTGGAACGGCTGATAACTATATCAATGGTACTTTAGGTATTGGAACAACATCTCCACTTGCAAAATTGCATGTTAAGACTGCAAGTGCAGTAGCTGGCGAGCAAGTTATATTTGAAAACGGAACTAATGTTGCATATTCAACATTATATATGGTGTTAAAAGCAAATGGGTTAGCTAGAGCAACACTTGCTGGACAGCAAGATAATACAACCAATGGTGGGATATTTGTACTACAAGTTGCAGATTCCGCTGGAACTATTACAGAACGATTACGAGTTGATGCATCAGGCAACTGTTCTATTAAAGGTACTTACTTAGAAGTACGTGCTGCTGACACGGGTGTTAGATCAAGAATAGTTAATTCAAGTTCAGAAGCAACTAGATATCCAGGATTTGAAGCATTTCATTATTCCGGAAACTTAGCAGGCACTTTAGATAACGGTGGTTTTCCAGTATTAGAGTTCTTTAGAAGTAGAGGCACTGAAGCAGCTAAAATTGCAGTTAGTAGTGGTGACTATATTGCTAGTGTTACTGGTTGGGGTTGGGACGGTACTGGGCAAAATGATGTTTGCCGTATAAACTTCTTAGCAGACAATACACTAGCTGCTGCAGATGCACGCGGTAGAATAGAATTCCAAACTCAAACTGGCACTACATTATCAACTGCAATGACAATTAAGTCAGATGGATCAGTTGGTATTGGTACAACTACACCAGGTTATAAACTTGATGTTGTTACAACTGGGGTTAGATTTCAAAGCGGTACATCTGAGACTGATATATTTTTAGGACCTCAGACTAATCAAGGATTTGTGTATGGTAATAGTACTGCAATGGGATTTTATAGTGCAACTACTGGTGCAACCATTGCACTAAACAAAGATACTGCTAATGCAGGGGTATTCATATCTAGCGGAACCGGTTCATACCAAATTGGATTTGATACTGCATCAACACGTAGAATGACAATTTTCGGCAATGGTAACGTTGCAATTGGTACTGCGACAGACAGCGGTTACAAACTTCAAGTAAACGGTTCATTTGCTGCTACTACTAAATCATTCGTAATTGACCATCCAACTAAACCAGATATGAAACTACGTTATGGTAGTTTAGAGGGACCAGAAAATGGTGTATATGTTCGTGGTAGATTGAAAGATTCTAATGTTATAGAATTACCAGATTACTGGATTGGATTAGTTAATGAAGATACTATTACAGTAAACTTAACTGCTATTGGTAAAATACAAAAATTATTTGTTAAGGATATTAAAAATAATACTGTAATAATTGGTGGTAAAAATATCAACTGTTTCTACACTGTATTTGCAGAACGTAAAGATGTTGAAAAATTAATTGTGGAATTTTAATTATGGGAGTTAGTTATAATCCACAAATTGTTACTAACGGGTTGGTTTGTAATTTTGATATTGCAAACCAAAAAAGCTATAGTCCAAATGTACATCCAAAACCACTAGATTTATATTCTTGGATTAATACTCCTACTGGTTACAACTGTACTCTATCAGTTGATACTACAACTACATCTCCAGTTGGTAATTTAAATAGACCATTAAAGATGGTTCAAACAGGAAACGATACCTACACTTTCACCTACAATGCATCTACTTGGAACTTAGCTCCGGCTGTTGCAGGACAAACTTGGACAGTTAGTGTTTGGGTTAAAGCATCTGTAGCAATGTCAATTGAAGGATGTTGGATTGTAGAACATAGTGCAGCCGGAGGATACTTAGCAGGCGGTGGATCGCCAAATCCATCAATTGGTACTAACTGGACTCGTATAAGTGGTACGTATACACTAGTAAATGCATCAACGGCATACGTTGCAGTTAGACTTGATGGTACACAAGTATCAGGAACTGGAACCGTTTGGTGGGATGGATTGCAATTAGAACGTAGTGCTAGTATGACTGCATTTAATCCAAATACAAATGTCAATAATGTCTTAGTAACTGACACTAGTAATACCGCTAATAACGGAACACTTACTAATAATCCAATTTACAGCGCAGCAGGCTACCTAACTTATACCGCAGCATCATTACATTACATTAGTTTAGCATCTGTTTCAAATTTACAGTTTTTAGGTGTGTTACCGTTTTCATATGAAGCATGGGTATATCCTACAATTAATCCAGGTGCTACTGGTTTTCTTGGAATTATTTGTAGAGAAAGTAATCCAGGGGCTGGTAGAGATGGATATAACTTATTATTCCATGGTAGTGCTACTACAGATACTAGTTTTGCAATTGAAAGATTTGTTGCAGGCGTAAATAGTGGAACTGGATATAGCACAATTATAAGTTCAGTAGATGCACTTAATACATGGCATCATATTGTAGGAACTTATGACGGATACAATGTATCGTTGTATCGTAATGGAGTATTTGTGTCATCAGCTGCGACTACCGCGTCTATAACAAATACCACTGCAGTAACAAATATTGGCATGCTAGGATCTACTCCATCAGCAACTAATAATTTTACTGGTAGAATTTCTGCAACTAGAATTTATAATAAAGCATTAACCGCAACTGAAGTACAACAAAACTTTAATGCAATTAGAGGGAGATACGGAATATGAGTATAGTAACTAATGGATTGGCATTCTATTTAGACCCGTCTAATACTAAAAAATCTTATAAAGGTGCTCCTACTACTAATTTTGCATTGTATTCCGAGCAGTTTACTAATGCAATTTGGTTGTTTGATGCATCATTTCCGCCAAGTGGCAGAACTGAAAATGCAACAACCGGCCCCGATGGACAAATGTCAGGCGATTTATTTTATATGACAACTGCATCAATGGGACTGTTTTATCAACCATTTTTAGTTTCTACAATTGGTACCGGCCAACAGATATCTTCAGTATACGCCAAAGCAGGAACATGTAGTACTATTATTTTTAATAGTTATTATATAGGTGATACCGAAGTTAACGTTACCTTTACGCTATTGGGAAATGGTACAACAGATACCCCGGCTTCATCGTCTATTACGGCTGTAGGTAATGGATGGTATAGATGTGTGATTAGTACACCTGCAAGAATAAACGCAGGAACTACGTTTCTATGGAGAGTTTGGTTATACGGAAGAAGTGCACCTACTAACACTAACACAAGTGTTTATTTTTGGGGAGCGCAGTTAGAATCAGGTTCGTATGTAACTCCGTATATTTCTACAATATCTGCTGCAAGTGTGCGATCAACAACACAAGCATTTTTAGATATAACAGGTAATACTACATTAACATCAAATGTAACTTTTGCAAGTGATGGATCGTTTAGTTTTAATGGTACGAGTAGTGCAATTTATTCACTTACTCCTGTAAATCTACCATTAGGATCATCAAATCGCACTATGATATGCTGGTGTAAACCAGATACTACACAAGTTAATGCTGATGCATATACTGGTCTAATCGCTTACGGTGCTAGAACTGCATCAGGCGGGGCATTGCTATCAATTAATACTAGCGGATCTACCTTTTACGCTACTTCTGCATATTGGAATAATGATTACACTCCATCTACAGTAGTTGTAAATAAGGCAGCATGGAATATGGTTGCAGTGACTACACTAGGAGACGGTGTTGTAAACAATACAACATTATACTGTGGTAATTCATCTGGTATAAATTCAGTAACTGGCAGTTCGTCAAGTTATGCTACTCCATTAAATCTTGCAAGTTCGCTTTTAACTATTGGATCTACTGATTACTTTGGTAGATGGTTTAAAGGAAGTATCGGAGCGGCAATGATTTATAATAGACAGTTATCACTTGCAGAACTTAATCAAATTTTTTATGCAACTAAAGCGAGATATGGATTATGAGTTTAACACACAGCCCAAATATAGTTACTGATAGTTTACTGTTAAACTTAGATTTTAAAAATCCTAAGAAATTTTCTTCAACATTAGGCACTGGGAACTTAGCACAAGCATTTACGTGGAATAGATATTTTCCAGAAAACAACGTATACACTACTGGAATAGATGCACCGGATGGTAGTATGACTGCTGTTAGGATGTCATGTAGAACTTCTGGAAATAGCTTATTAAGAGTTGCATTTAATAGTTTTACGCCAAATGGTACTGATACTTATATTGTTAGTTTTTATGTTAGGAAAATAAGTGGTACAACCTCAACTAGTGGACAGCTAACTTGTGACTTGGCAGATGCAACTCCAAGTGGTGACTACTTACCTCAACTAGTAACTGGAAAATGGGTTAGAGTAGTAGTTTCTGCAGTTCCGACTGCAGTTGTTAAAAGTTTTTTTGATGTATTAAGTGATAATACTAATGATTATGTATTAGATTTCTGGGGTGTAAAAGTAGAAAATCTTACATCTGTTGCGCCGATGCCATTTAAAGATACAGTTGGTGGTTATACTATGAATTTGTATCGTAATCAATTTACTACAGTAAATGAAGATAGTATAACATTTACTAGAAGTGCATCTACTCCAAAAGATGGTCCGTGCATGTATTTAACTGCAACAGGTAATTTAACCGCTGCAAACTTCATGTATAATAATTTTACATGGGAAGTATGGTTTAAAATAAATGATATTAACCCAGGTGTGTATGCAGGCAACGAAGCGTGGAGTAACCTTATAATATATAGAGGTTGTCATGCAGGATTTATGTATAATACTGCAACTGGTCTAGTATTTACAATGTGGACTGGTGCATCAACTTCGGTTACTCCTGCATCATGGTCTGTAGGTACATCCGGATCTCATATAAATCAAGGAACCTGGTATCAAGTTTTACTTGTTAGAACAGGGGATGTTTTTACCCCTTATGTTAATGGTGCTCCATTAGGTACAGGATCTACAACTGCAACTTCAGTAACTGGTATTAATATCCAAAATGATATATTTTTAGGTGGGATAGGTGCTGGTGGTGGTTCAGGTGCAAATGCAACTGATTATAATTATTTTCCAAAAAACACAATTGCAAACTCAAAAATGTATAACCGTGCGCTAACTGCAGCAGAAGTATTACAAAATTTTAATGCCCTAAGAGGCAGATTTGGTATTTAATAAATACATAATAATAAGGACACACGATGGCATTAGCTGATAAAAATATAGTCATTACACCAAATATAAGCGCAGCAAGCGACCCTAAGATTGTATTTTCTGGGGCAGATTTAAGTACTACAGCTCAGAATATTACGTTAACTGCATACCCAACTTTAAATGGTATGCTTAGTTTTGATGGTTCAAATGGACAATTACTTTCCGTTACTAATAGTTTAACTGGAACTATATTTGCAGCAAATGACGTATCTGGTATTCCAAGTATAGAAGTTCTTGATACTGGTTTAGTAAAACTAGCACAATATGGCGGTAACGTATTAATTGGTACTGGTACAGATGACGGAATTAACAAGTTACAAGTAGCATCAGTAAAGATTTCATCATCTTTAGTTTTACCAAATACAACAACGTTGCCCACATCTCCAGTTACTGGTAATTTACGATATAACACTACTTCAAATAAATTTGAAGGCTACAGCTTGGCAGGATGGGGAGCAATTGGCGGGGGCGGTGGATTAACGCCAACTGCAATAAAAACTTCTGCATCAGCAGCATATACTGCTGCTGCGAACGATTTAGTTAGATGTGATACTACTACTGGTGCATTTAGTATAACCTTACCGCTGTCACCAGCTGATGGTGATCAATTGGGTGTAATTGATGTTGCTAATACATTTGCAACTTATAATTTAACAGTTTTACCAAATGGGAATAAGATTGAAAATTCAGTTCAATCGTTAATATTAGATATTAGTGGTTCAAATGTATCACTTATATACATAGCAGCAACTACTAATTGGAGAATAGAAAATACACCAGGTGCGTATACCTCAACAGCAGCTACTACAACTACATTAGGTGGGGTAATTATTCCAGCAGTAGGAACTAGTGGCATTACAAATACAAGTGGTACAATTGGATTAGCAACTGCATCCACTACACAATTAGGTGGG